TCTAATCCTATTACATGCCAGTTTGAAAGTCGTAAGATGTTTGGCAAAATTTTTTCAACAGTATTAGGATTAAATAGAACTTCTATTACTACCTATTCAAGCCATAACAATATTTCCGCTCTTAAATAGGTATTTTAAATATCCAAAGGTGTAAAGAGTTTAATATAGATTTTTATAAAAAGTGGTTTGATTTATTTAAAAAAGAATATAGAAAACCTTATTGGTTTAATGTCAAATTAGAACAAATTAGTGATGATAATTATATAATTATGATTAGACATAGTCATCAATCAGAAAATACCATAAATAAAATTGAAAAATATGTTAAAGAAGATAATAAAATAAATTGGATATTATCTTTTGAAAATAGAAAGGAAAAATTTAAGGTATTTCAAGGTAAATTATATATTGATTTTATAGGTAAAAATGATATACCAATATACAATAGTAATAAATCACATATATATTTAGATACTGGTTATGATGTTCTATTAAAAGTAAAATTATATAGTTATAATAGCAAAGGTCAAGAAATAGAAATAATATATATAAAAGATTTTTGCAAAGAATACGATGAATTATTTATATCATATCCATATAGAAAAAAGTGTAAGAACATAGAGTTTCATTTACACCCTAGCACATTTAAAACGGCACAAAATAAAACTACAACTACATTTATTTTATTTATTATATAATTTTATTCTAATAAATAGAATTATATTAAGTGGCATTGTTTAGGAAAACACTTTTGGGTATTTTTAGTTAAAAACAATATAGAAATAAAATATTTATATACTATATAAATAAAATGGGTAAATATAGTTGCGAAAAATGTGCTAAAACCTTTCATCAAAAATCACACTACGACAAACATATTAGTCGTAAAAATCTTTGTGAAATACAACCAGACAAAATTAATGCGTTAATAGATAAAGCAGTAGATGAAAAATTTATTGAATTAAATAAAAAATTGATTTGTAATAATACTGAAAGTAATATTACAATCAACATAACAAAACAAATGGATATTTCAAAAATGAATAAAATAGAATTATTAGATAAGTGTAAAGAATTGGGTATTACAAAGTGTAGTTCAAAAAATAAATCACAATTAATAGAACTGATTAACTCCAAAAATAAAACAAGTAATACTGAAGAATATAAGAATGTTATTAATGAAACATTCACATCTCTTATTGAACCTATAACCGAAAATGTGGTAATAACCGAAAATGCACCAACAACCATTAATTTATTTAAGGGGGATTGTCTAATTGAAATGGCACAAATAAAAAGTGGTTCAATAGATATGATATTATGCGATCTACCTTATGGTATAACAAAAAATGAATGGGATATAATTATTCCATTTGATAAATTATGGGAACACTATAATAGAATTATAAAGGACAACGGCGCCGTCGTATTATTTGGTTCTCAACCATTTACATCGTTGATGATTACAAGCAATTTAAAAAATTTTAGATATTGTTTAGTATGGGAGAAAAATAAATTTTCGGATTTCTTAAACGCAAAAAGAAAACCGATGAAAACCAATGAAGATATTGCTATATTTTATAAAAAACAACCTACATATAATCCACAATATTGGTATTCAACGCCATATACACGATGGAATACACAGTCTGCTGTTGATAAACAAACTAATTATGGTGATCACAAAGAAAACTTTGTTGAAAGTTTAGATGGAAAAAGATTACCCACTACTGTATTAAAGTTTAATCGCATAGAAAGACCAAAACACCCAACACAAAAACCAGTTGATTTATTAGAATGGTTGATAAAAACATATTCTAATGAAGGAGAATTAGTATTGGATAATTGTATGGGCGTAGGTTCAACTGGAGTTGCTTGTAAAAATTTAAAAAGAAGTTTTATTGGAATTGAATTGAATGATGTTTATTTTGATATAGCGAATGAATCAATTCATAGTTAAATAGTTCCTAATATAAATATAAAATCAATAAATTTAGTTAATACATTTTTATTTATTGTTTTTTTATGTTTCATATCATAAACTGGTTTAGATGATGTTCTTTTTCCATCTAATATATAGAATATTTCATCACAAATATATTCATTTATATAATCTGTAAATATTTTAGTATCTTCAGCGATAGCATTTTCTAAAGTAAAGATACAATTCTTTACATTATAATCAAATTTTTTAAACATTTTGAAATCATCACACGCACGAACATAATAACAACTATCTAAATAGGCTTTACATTCAATAACCGCAACAAATACCCCATTCAGATAAATATGAACATCTACTTGATGTTGTTTAATTAGTTTTTTTCCATCTGGTAGATTTATTGTTAAATCTTTTTTATCGTCATTTCCGCATCGGGCGTGTAAATCTATATTTAATATTTCTCCAATTTTATTTATAGTTGTGCGAACAAATGTCTCAATATCAGAACCCCTCTTTTCTCGCATTTCACCACCACTACAACCGTTATCATTGCTTTTACACCATTCATCTATAATGTTAGATAATTCATTTTCCACCGATTGAATTACTGTTTGTTTTATTATATCGTGTTGATTATTTATTTCATTCATTCTTGATTATAGTTTAAGTATTGTTGTTCGCTTGTTGTTTGTTGCTTTAATATAAATTATTAAAAATAAATATCAATTTTTAAAAATAAAAATGAAAAATAGAACAAAATATTCTCAATCTAAAACATAGCTTTAGAATAATAAAAATATAAATATTTGTTGTCTTATTTTTATTTATATGGGTGTAATGTCTTATTTAATATTTATCAGCGAAATATAAAGGTGTCTGTTTTTTATATATTGTTGCTATAAATGTTTTACCTTTATACATCTCTATATTTAATGTATTACCATCGTATATTTCATTACATCCAATATCGTCATCACACTTCATATTATTGTAGCTAATTGGTAATCGTAGCATAGTATTTTTATCTGTAGTTGTATAGTAATTCCATCTATCTCTATGGTTATTTGCTCTTTTGCTAAATAAAGGCAATATGATAGGTTCTTTCTCATCATTAGATGTCAAAATACCAACTTGCTGATATTCATGGTTATTATCATAAGATGGCAATTCTTTAGGATATATTGGAATACTACTATCTACTTTGGGACATAAAGGACACACAGGACATGAAGGGCAGCTATCAATCTTGACATTTTTATCAACAATAATAATATCTTGTTTCTTAATATTATTATACTCATAATAAAAAAGAGTGCTAACAATCAATAGTAATACTGTTAAGATAAATATTACAAAATATAGAATATATATGCTATTCAATTTTTTCATAAAAACCATTACTATTTACCTTATATATACTATTATCTATTATTATTTAATACTTTATTATTTAATTGAGTTAAATTGTTGTAAATATAGCTAGTCTTATTTCATAATAGCACTGAGAGACGCATGAGATTTATAATTAAATAATTCAAAATCTTCATATACAAGGCTTTCAATCCATCTTATTTTTTCATCAATAGAATTAGTAATATCAGGTGCCTTCTTTTTAATTATAACTTTTGGGAATTCATATATTTCATTATCTACTTGCTTATTTACTTGTGATTTATGTTCTTCATAAATATGGGCATCGCATATAGATAACGATATTTCATAAACTTCTATATGAAGGACATATGCAAATATTTGAGTTAATAATGCAGTGCTTGCTATATTAAAAGGTAATCCTAAAAATAAATCAGAACTTCTTAATGTCATATGACATGAAAGCCCCTTAGAACTCTTATTAAATATATACAAAATATGGCATGGTGGCAAAGCCATTTTTTTAAGATCTATTGGATTCCACGCAGATAATACAGCGCGTCTGCTATTAGTGTCTTTTGATAATTCTTCTAGCACATATTTAATCTGATCAATGCCATTATTTTCAATATCAGTATCACTTTCAGTATAAATATACCTATCGCTATCACTTTCTGTATCAGTATCTGTGTCGGTATTGATATCATTATATATATCTTCGTCTGTATCATTACTGCTTCCATATTCTTTTCCAAACTTTCTCCATTGCCATCCATATATAGGCCCTAATTCACCATCCGGATAATCAAGACCAATACTATCCAAATATTCACGCGAAGAGTTTCCATCCCATATATGAATTTTTTTAGATTTTAACTCATTGGCATTTGTAGAACCTCTTAAAAACCATAGAAGTTCCTCAACAATACCACGAAAGAATATTTTTTTTGTAGTAATTAATGGAAAAGATGTAGAAATATCTTTGAAGTTAATCATACATCCAAAAATAGAAAATACATTTCCATTTCTTGTCATCTTTTTTTCACCATTACACAACGCATCTTTTAATAAATCAATATATCCAATTTCACTATTATAATACATTTTGTATTTTATAATATACACAATAATATATTTATATATTTATATATTATTTCATCTTCTTGAGATTCTTTAAATTTATACAATTATTATCAAGAAGTTTTTGATAATTATTTCCGCATATACAATCATCTCCGCAAATTGTATGAAAACTCACATCTGCTTTTTTAGTTTCAATTTTACGATTATTCTTTAATTTTTGTAAAAGAAACTCTTTGTATACAAAGATATATTTAATTTCGGTTGAGCTATTATTTATAATGATTTTCATATTATTGATATTATTCATATTATTTTTAATATATAAAATTATATATCAATTTTTTATATAAAAAAATGATAAACATATCTTCTAGATATTAGCAATCTAAATAATGTATTACAAAATCATCTTGAATAATAACGCAAACAATATTGCGAAATGTATATATGAAAAAATAAAGCAAATTAAAAGCGAAAATAAAAATTGGTTAGTTAATAATACAAATGGATATATTTTCAATCACTTAGAATTACCTATGTATAGTAAAGAAGATTTGGAGAATGTAATATATGAGTATGGCATTCAGAAAGCAATTGAAAAGTTTATATTAAATAAAATAATTTATGAAAAAATTATTACACTTGTAGATAATGATGAGAAAATGATATTTTTAGGAGTTGCATATTATATTATTAGCGAATATTTTGAATATATGTCATTTGAGTATTAAAATTATTAGCGACCATCTTCTTTATTGCTTCCATTTTTTACCACAAATTAAACAATTCATAAATAATGTAGATGCTTCATCACCTGAACGCGTTTGTAATTCATAATAGCTAACTTTCTTACTTTTACAACGTGAACATTTAATCATATCTGACATAGGCACTAATTTAATCTCATATGCTGCCTTTAAACGTAATTGATTACGCTCATCAATCTCTTTCCATCTTTCTGGAAATATATCTTTACATTGCATATAAGGAAGCATATGTGGATGGAATTCTTTCTTATTTATCATTCTATCATATAATTTGTCATTACCAATATAACTATCTTTTTTAATATTTGAATAAATGCTTCTAGCAATATTTGAATATATCTCTAAAAACATAGGGCATTTCCAAGATAATTGTATTTTCGCATTATTAGCATAGTCAATAGTCGCATTAAATACACCAATCTCTAAATCATTTACTTCTAATTCTGAAATATGTAGGTTAGTAATAACTAATTCTTTAAAATCTTCGCGTATTTTGTGCTTATTATATCTATTTACGGTATCATAAGCATCATTATTCTCTTCATTTAATTTTTTATATTTTTCAATCTCTGTATTTAAATCATAGTATAAATATTCATTTGTCATATTCAAATTATTATATTAATCTAAGTAATATTTTATATCATTTTTTACATATATATTATAAAAAAATGATATAAAATGATAAATACTTTATCATTATAATATAATTTATAATATGAATATAAACTTATCTGATTTTATAACTGATGATGTAAATATTATAGAATTCTTTTTGTGCAAAGATATCATAGATTATGATGTAATTAATGTCATCATAAATAATGATATTGAAAATTTAATTGAAAAAAAATATAAAAAATATAAAGAAGAAAAATATAAGTCGTATCATTATAAAGACAAGGTATATACGTACGAGCTATCTAATGATAATCAATATGTATCTTCTAAGATAATGATAAAATCTAATTATATAAAATATAATAGCAAATCAAACCTATTTATATTATCATCAAAAATTGATAAGTTTCCACAATATATTTTCCCATGTACAAATGATATTGATTATATTTCAACATATTCAATTAAAGAATACAAAATTAATAATAGAATATCATTATTTATTAGATATGATTATTTGAATGATGATGAAAAACAAATTTTAGCAAAATCATTTTATATAGAATATAGGCATTCGCCTAATGTTGAGATTGATAAGATTAATGAATATATTAACAATATAATCAACACATATATATCTTGCTAATTTAAATTATATATGTTATTTTTTTAAAATATAATATATAAAAAATGATACACATTTAATATATATTAAATTAATATACATAAAACTACATTAATTATTATAATAATGACCGATATTATTTCATCTCCAATTGCTAATATCAATTTTGCGGATTTTGCTGTATTTGCAGATATGTATAATGATACAGGAGAAAAATGGAACATTTATACTGATGAAAATAATGATCATCAAGATTATGATGATGCTTTGAAAGATTATTATGATGCTTATTGTACTTATCTTGTATCACGTAAATATAATGGGGAAACTATTAAAACATTTCGCAAGAATGCTATCATTGACTTTTATATTACCCAGAATAATATTGATAATTCATTAAGAAATGTTTTAGACAAATATTATATTGCCAATATTATTGATAAATTTAATAAGCAATTAAACCCACCACCTTGTTTCTTTCATGAAGCAAGAATGGCAAAAAAATTCGAAGAAGAAAAAGAAAAACGAGATATTGAAACAGATGATGTAGCCCAACACTATATTAATCTTAAAAATATGTATAAATATGTTAATGATGAAATGTCTAATATCGCAAATGGTAATAATAATTTAAGTGATAATAATATTCTAAACGAATACAGCGATGAATTAGAAAGTAATAATGATAAATATTATGAGTATTATGATGAATACTATGATATTTATGATAGTGAATATTATTCTGATAATGATTATTACAGTGATAACTATTCTGATGATTACGGCATCAATGATTATTAAGTTTATATTTCAACCTTATTATACATATTATATATAATATCATATATATTTATTTATTTTTTTATAATATTTTATAAAAAATTATATAAACATATGATAATATATGTAATCATAAAGTAATAAATAATGCCAACACCTTCAAAAAAACAACCTACACAAGTTTCACACTCTGTTTCAACAGAAGCCCAAATTAGCGACGCTGTTTCTAAAAAAAAGAAAGCCACACCTACGTCTAGCGTTTCTGATGTTTCAAGTGCGTCAACTACTACTCATCCTGTTGTTCTTCCTCATGTTGTAAAGGGAACCCCTGTAGTCACTCCTGTAGTCACTCCTGTAGTCACTCCTGTGGTTGCTATTGCTCCTATCGGCACCCCTATTGATGCTACCCAGCCACATGTAGAACCTGCAACTGATAATGTACTATCTACTATTATTGATAAGGTTAATTCACTAGCATCATCAATTAAAGATATTCAAACAAATCTTAAAGTGTTGAGCAAGGAATATGATAAGCAACAAAAAATCATTGAAAAGGCACAAAAGAAACGCCAGAATGCTAAAAACTCACCATCTGGTTTTGCCAAGCCTAACAAAATTTCAGATGAGCTTTGTGATTTCATTGGAGTTCCTCACGGAACCGAAAAATCACGCACAGATATTACCAGATTTATTAATGCCTATGTTAAAGAACATAATCTAAATAAGCCTGAAAATAAGCGTTTTATTCTACCAGATACTAAACTTAAGAAAATCCTAAATGTTGGTGATAGCGATGAGATTAATTATTTTATTCTTCAAAAACTAATCTCACATCATTTTCCGCTTAGTGCCAGCAAGTCCGCTGCCAAAGTAGCAGCAGCTGTATAAATTAATGATAATACATATTATTTTCACAATATATTAAATTTTTTTTTTATAAATTATTTTACATAAAATAATCAAATTAACACTAAATTAATAATCAAAATTAAAATAATCAATATTAATCAGGAGGCGTATATGAATAATATTAAAAATAATATACCAACTAATATACCAACAATTGATTATTATAAAGATCTTAAAGACATTAAAAAGGTATTAGATGAGAAAATATACAAACTATTATCAAAAGATGAAAGTTTTAGTGAAATGTTAGATAACATTAAGGATAATTTTATAAATACTAATTTAACTATTGTTGAAGATAATTTATCTAAACCACAATTAACAAATTATAAAACTTTTAATGGTAAAATTATAAATATTTTAGATATTATAGTGAAAATATTAGAAAATCATACACCGTATAGTAATAGTAGTTTAGCATTAAAAAAAGTGCATGATGCTGATGCTCATGTTGCAAAAATTATTACTGAGATGGAAACAATTGTATTAGGGGTTGAAGAGAAATCGGCACAAAAACAATTGGAAAAATACAATTCAAATGAAGAAGATCCTAATGATCCTAAAGCTAAAGATCCTAAACCTAAAAAAGAAATAGAAGATTTTTACGCAATAAGAGGTACCCCTGAAGAATTAAATAGTATAGTTTCAACATATATACTAAAAATTAGTTCAGAAAAAGAAAAAGAAAAAGAAAAAGAAAAAGAAAAAGAAGATGAAAATGATGGCGAAGATAAAGAGGATACAATTAAAAAGATTTTAAAATATATATATACATTAAAATATTATAGTAAATTATTAAGTACTTCTAATAAACGATTTGATTATTTAGATAAGGAAATTAAGAAATATGATACGATAATAGCGGATTTTAACAAATTACAAGGTAATGGACAAAAAAATACAATAATTGATCAAACTACTAATGCTACTTTGAATAACGCAAAAGATACCCTTAAAAATCATCACGAAGAATATAAAAAGTATTACAAAGAAATATGTAGTTACGTAAGAATATCTATATATGATATTTTTGATATTGTAGCAAATACAGAGGCTGAAATGGTTGACAAGATGAAGAAAAAAGAAGAAGGCGACAAAAAAGATAAAGATAAAACTGAAAAATACGATAAGTATATAGCAGACTTTAAAAAAATTTACTATAGTGTATTAAATAATAATACATCAGCAAATGATGATATTTTTGCTCTTTTAAAAGATAGTAATAATGAAAAGATTGATTTAGAAGCAAGGAAAAAATTATTAGCGGAAATGAAAGAATTATTAGATGCGCAATTAAAAAAATTAAATGATACTATTAATTTTTTAGTAACATCAAATAAGCAAGAATATCTAGATCAAATAAAAAATATTAAAGCAGTTTTTAAAGATTATGGAAAAGAAAAAGAATATAAAGACTCTATATCATCATTAATTGTTAAAGAGGAAAATGAAATAGTTAAATTAATAGCAAAAAATATTGAGCAAACTAAATCATATACAGAGAGAAGTAAATTAGTAAGTTCAAATAAACAAAGCGGTGGTGATAAAAAGGACAATAAATATTATGAAGATAAATATGTGAATATTAAAACATTAAAGGATAATATTGGCACACTTATAACAAAAATTAGAGTGACAGAAGGGATAGAAGATAATGATGACCCATTTGAAAAAAAAGATAACATGCTTAATATGATGGCAGACCCAAATAATGGTATTATTTCTATTTACAAAAGTATATGGAATGATTATATAAAGGAAACTAAAAAAAGTAAAGGCAAAGGCATAAATATTGAAAATTTAAAGCAAGATGACCGATTATATCATCGCTTTATTCAAAATGATTTAGACCCATCAGAAGTTTTAAAAATTACATTTCAAGATAAAGTTATTTTCATATGTATTATATTAATTATTAGAACATTTTCTATGGTTTTAATAGAATTTTTAATAGAATACAATATAATAAGTTCATTATCAAGAGGGATATTAGTATATTCGATATTATATATTTTGCTAATAATATTAAGCGTTTTAGTAATAAATTATGATTCGTATAAATTACGAATTATTGCGAATTATCTTAATTTACATATTAATTCATCAAACATATATTTTCATATTTTATTGTTTCTCCTATTTAATGGATTAGTATTAATTATTGTTAATAATGATAATGGATTAAATAATATTGACAATATGTTAAATTTTACATATATCTACAAATATATATATGAAATAGCTGAAAAATCTAAAACAGTATCAGAATTAAGATTATCACAAAAAGATAAAATAATGTTGCAATACAGAATGGATATTATTACCATGATTGTATTTATATTTTCATCGCTATTAATATTAATTATGTAATATTATGTAATATTATGTAATATTATTTTTTGGGTAATATGTTAAAATAATTGAATATTGTGCCCTATAATTTAATAATGTTGAATTAAGGAAGTCCTCTTTCTTTAAATTATTTTCATTTAATATTATTATTTTTCCTATATTATTATCAACTTCTATTACCTTGATATTTATATATTTATTGCTATATGTCTTAAGTTGCAAATAATCATACTTTGATAATATATTCAAATTATATTCATCATATTCTATTATATTTGAATAGTCAATATTTATTTCATACAAGTTTATTTTTTTTGTTTCTTTTGGAATAATTTTAGGAGGCATCAGTATATTATCAATATTAGTATTAATATTACTATCAATACTAGTATTATCATAATTATCATATTTATTCAATTTATATTCATTAATATTACTGATTTTAATATCATCTTTTCCTAAATCTAGAATATTATTTAAATAATCTAAAAAATGAATTTTCCAATTTTTATTTGTCAAATTAATAATATTATTAATATTGTTATCTTTACTTATTAATTTCCATATATCCCAATTACCTGATGTTTTACTATACAAAAATTTATACTTAAATGTTTTGTGGTTGTCTGTAATAACTAATATTATATATGGTGTAATATTTTTTACATATAATGGAAATAATATCTTTAATGGTTCAATGACATTATTTTGCAAATCAATATTTATAGTGAAAGAAAGTGTATTACGATGAGGGTTAATTATCCAATCTCTGCTATAACTATTTATTATTAATGTTTTTTTATTAATGTTAGTATTAGTATTACTATTTATTGTAGTTAAAACTTTCTCTATAATTTCAGGAATTACATTCATATTCGTATTCATATTCGTATTCGTATTCGTATTATTTTGCGAAGTTGCTTCTATATCATTTTCAATATTTGTGAATACAGAATTTGATATAAGCCTGTTATTTTCATAATCTTTAACTCTAATAAGTAATTCTTCATTTGTTATCTCCTTTTTACTATTATATTCTTCATTATTTAAATCAACATTATTTCCTGTATTTTCTACTGATGGATTATTATTATTATTTGCTAATAAAGGATTATCAGTAATATTATTATTTGCTGTATTGATACTATCAATATTTTTATTTACATACTCTTTCATTTTTGCCAAAGTTATTGTATTTAATTCCATTAATTTTATTGTGTTATTCATCAATATGGCATCTTTACTCATAGATGTTATTATTGAATTAATAATATTTACTAATATTTCTGTATTCAAAGATATTTTATATTTGTCAGCTAACATTTTGTTAGATGCTTGAATTATTAAATTCTTATTTTTATCAGATTTAAAATCATCTATTACAGTCATTTATATTTATTTATTAATAATTGTAGTATTATTTTTGTTTAAGTGATTATTTTCAAATTTTTTTTATTGATATACGCATCAATATTTGGGCGATATAAATAATTGCGACTTATATTCATATTATCGTCAGTTATACTCTTATCATTTGTAATACATTTAATAAAATCATTATCTTTGTAGGGATTTGGTAAATTTAATTTTTTATATTTTAAAATACAATTTAACCACCTTATTTGATGAGTCATAGAAAACATACCACATTCCGTATTTTTTTTTTGATGTTTTAGTGTATTATATGTTATTCTAAATTTATTATTTGGATATATTACAAGCAGGCGCCTCTTTATATTATTAATAAATTTTTTAACATATGAAGGAATACTAATCGCATTACTATCATAATAATGGGCTCCATAGCATTTATTACGCGGGTCTATTATAATAAACGTGGATGTCCAATGAGACCCCCTTTCATTATGCTTATCAAGATTAGTAATTAATCCTAAGTGTTTAATATTCTTATTGATATATTTTTTAATATCAAGTGAACATATTTGACTATAAAGACATCTACCAAACTTATCTTCTTCAGAGAAATCTATTGGGAAAACACCTAAAAACGCATATTTATAATCTCTACATTTATCATATTGTTTCATAACATCCTCTATATCATAATTACTTAACCATTCTCTATTATTTTTATACCATTCTATAGGCATTTCTGGGCGCAATTCTTCATTTTCAATCATTTTAATTATTTCCTTTGTTTTTGTGTTAGTGGTTATTTTAGATATAGCACCTGTCCAACACCAATATTGTTTATCATCACATATTGGCTTTATCTTAACATTTAATAATTGTGATAATTTTGATACTTTATCGGTTTTCTTATATGTTATTTTATCGGTTTTATATTTATTCCATGTATCTATTAAATATATTAATGATGCTTTTGAAAATATATAGGGGTTTTTTGTATTTTTAGGACTATTATATTTAAAATTTTCCTTATTCATTTATGATATATATTTATCTACATAATATATAGAAAGTTATTTATAATTAATAAAAATAAAAATGTATAAAAATAAAAATTGATATATATATAAGTATATTAAAATATTAAATAATGGGTATAAATGAAGATTTACGCTCATTTATAAATAAATATAAGGTTGATAAAGGTAAGCCATATACAAATACTAGCATAGGATATCCAAAAATATCTATATACGTCCCTAATGAAAATTATGAAGATTTTACTAATATTTACAGTTTAGCTCTCACAAATGGTTTACCTTTATATTTTACTGAAAAACCAACAGAACCAAGCGCACTACGCGTTGATATAGATTTCCGTTTCACTATTCCTGATGATAAGTCAGGAATTTATAATTCCCACGACTCTAATTCTTCATTAAATAGTAAAAAAAAATACGATCGCGTTTATACGATAGATAATATATTTATTATCGTAAATAACTATTTTAAAATTATAAATCAATATTTAAATCTTCCTGATGAAGCATATGTAGCATATGTTATGGAAAAACCAAATCCGGTTGAGTTTAGAAATAAACTAAAAGATGGTTTACATATTATATTTCCCTATATTATTGTGAATAATAACGTTCATCACTTTATCAGACGAAAGATTTTGGATGTCGCCATTGATATTTTTAAAGATTTACCAATATGTAATGATTATGATTCTATTGTTGACAAAGCTATTATAGATGTTAATTGCTGGCAAATGTATGGCTCAAGAAAACCTGATTGTGATACTTATCGTGTTTCAAGTATTTATAAATATATTAATAATGAAACTGTAAATACAGAATATACATTAAATGCGACTGATGAAATTAACTTTATTAAACTATTTTCTATGCGTAATTTTTCTAGTAATATTCAAAACTTCGTTAAGCCAGAATTTGATGTTGAAATAAGCCAATATAGTAAGCATATTTTACCTGCCATAGACCAAAAATTTAAGAGTAAATTACAGAGCAACATTTTTGGAAAATCATTAAATATTAATCGTAGCTATATTTCAGACGATGAATTTAATTTTGCTAAAAATTTAGTAGATTGTCTATCATCTTCAAGAGCAGATAATTACACTGATTGGATTAATTTAGGTTGGGTCTTAAGAAATATAGATTATAGACTTCTAGAAACTTGGATAGAATTTTCTAAAATTAGTAGTGTTTATATTGAGGGCGAATGCCAGAATTTATGGGATAAAATGAGAAAAGATAATATGGGCATTGGAACTTTGAGATGGTGGGCGAAGCAGGATAATTTAGTAAAGTATGTAAGTATTCTTGACAAAGCTATTCTACCAAAAATAGATCAGAGTATTTCAAGTGATGGTGCGCACTATGATATCGCATGTGTTGTTCATTCAATATTTAAAGATGAGTTCAAAGCAATCTCAAAAGACATATGGTATAAATATGATAAACAAAGACACCGATGGGTTCGTGCTAGAGAAGGTTTAGACCTTCGTAAAATTTTAAGCACAGACATTTGTAAAAAATTCATGGAGCGTTCTAATTATTATAATGAGTATACAGAAGATCCAACATTAAAAGCAATTAATGACGAGAGAAGTAAGAAATGCCTGAAGATTGCAACACAATTAAAGAATTCAAATTTTAAGGATTCTATTATGAAAGAATGCCGAACACTATTTATAGATGAAAAATTTGAAGAACTACTTGATAGTAGATCGCATTTGATTGGATTTGATAATGGAGTTTATGATTTAAAGATGCATATGTTTCGTGATGGTATGCCAGATGATTATATTCTTCTTAGCACAAAAATTAATTACATTAATTATAATAGCGAATTACCAGAAGTTACAGAAATTAACGAGTTTTTCTCTAAATTATTTACTAATAAAAATTTGAGGAATTATGTTATGGATGTATTAGCATGTATCATAGATGGTAGCATTGCACAAGAGCGTTTCTATATATTTACTGGACAAGGTAGTAATGGTAAATCACGTTTGTTAGATTTAATTCAAAAGTCTATTGGTGAATATTATTGTATATTGCCAATTGCTCTTCTAACGCAAAAGAGAGCGGCTAGTAATGCGGCACAAAGTGAATTAGAAAGAACAAAGGGTAGGCGATTTGCTGTAATGCAAGAGCCTAGTGAAAATGACAGGCTTAATATTGGATTGATGAAAGAGTTGTCTGGACAAGATAGAATATTAGTTAGAACTCTATTTAAGGAACCTTATGAATTTAAGCCACAATTTAAAATGATTTTAACATGTAATGAACTTCCTGAAATTCCTAGTGATGATGGGGGAACATGGAGACGTATTAAAGTATGTAATTTTTCAAGTAAATTCACAGAAACACCTGATATAAATAAACCTACTGAATTTTATATGGATATGGAATTGACAGATAAGTTTGAAAGATGGAAAGAAGTCTTTATAAGTTTATTGATTGATAGACATAAACACATTAACCCTATGGCAATTTCGGAACCTAGTGAAGTTCGTGTTGCTACTGAAAGTTATAAGCAAAATAATGATATTATTGGACAATTCATTAATGAAAGAATTATTATTGATCCGCAAATTAAAGAGCCACGTATTACAATCGCAAAATTATACACCGACTTCCGGCTATGGAGTATATCTAATGTTGTTAAAGGTAAGAAATGCCCTGACCGTAATCAGCTTAAGGCATATGTAGAAAAAATATTAAATAAACCTTATGAAGTTAAGGGATGGAATGGAATAGCATATAAACAAGATGATGAAGATGATGAAGATGAATATTAAAAGTATTGTATAAATAGTATTTATATCTTATTATACCTTATTATATCTTATTATATCTTATTATATCTTATTATATCTTATTATAGTGTGTTTTAACCGAATAAAATAAATTTATACTAATAATATTTTTTTAGCTTTTTTTAGTATTTGTAGTTATCATTCTGGCTTTTTTCGGTTTTCTTATCGGTTTTCTTTTTTTGCCTCCAGATGTTGAACTTATTAAATGTGCTATTTTACTATGTATTTCTGGTTTTTTTTTGCTAAGATAAGCATCCATCATTTTTTTGAATGTTTTAAAAATTTTATTATAATCTTTTTGAGTTATATTATTAAGCTCTATAAATTTTTTAAGTTCAATATTAAATTGTTCAGGGCATCCTGCAAACCAACAAAGTGATTTAACAGTTCCTGCACGGTTTGTAATTTTTTCAAAAAATTCATCTAATGTGGTATAAGAAATTGCTATACCTAAATTAATAACTCTAATAGTATATGTTGATGTGCTTTTATCTGACGATTTTAATTCAGTAAATGAAAATTCATTTTTCTTATTATTATCAAGTACATTATCCGCAAGAAAATTTAAAATATTGTTTAATTCAATGAGATTTTTTTCGGATTGTTCAATCACATTAGTTTTTACATTTGGGCTAGCTTGTTTATTTGCTTTGCTTTTATCTTGATTATCTGCTTTTGTTTGTTCATCTTCTTTCATTTGTTCAATTTCATTAGTTTGTTCTGTATAACCAATCGCATTATGTAATTCTATTGTCAGATTTTTTATTATATCTCCAAATTGATTCAAAATATTAGTTTCTACATTTTCACCATTTTCACCATTTTCAATATCTTTTACATTTTCAACCATATGTATCATTTCATTTTCTAATACATCTAATTTAGTTTCTTCTAATTTTGTTATTTTTTCTTGTAAATCTTCATTATTTGAATTTTTTTTGGATTTACGTTTAAAACTTTTAACATATTCAATTGCACTACTAATAGCTTTTTTAATACTCTTTTTAATTGTAGCCTTTGGTGAGCCATTAGTAGTTTTTACATGTGCTAATTTTTTTGGAGTTTCTTTTTCTTTATAATAACCTGTCCTCTTATTTTTTTTATTTTTTGGTGGAGGTGGATACTCAAAATTCATATGTTTATCTATATTATAAAAATAATTTAATAATTATTCTAATTATTCTAATTATTCTAATTATTTTTATAATCTTATATCTCCCCCCTCGTGAAAATTATAAAAAAATGATAGCTATATTTGCTATTTAAATATATAGCAAATATGCCAAAACTTATTTGGAAAACAGATGATGAATCCCAATATAATTTGTTTAAGTTTTATGATGGTATTATGCCATGCGACAATAATGGTTCTTATTATTCTTTTGTGTTTAAAATGATTGAATTAATGAACCAAGAGGCCAGAATTATTTTTGCGAATTATACTTTTACTGATAATTTTTGGGAAGTATTAGATGATGATAAAATTGATATTATATATAATAATGTTATTTTAGATGCTGTAAATAAACTTTCTTTTGAAGAATGTTATAACCATCTTTGGTGTTTGTTAGGTAGTTGGAGAGATGTTGAAGATAAGGAATTATTTACAATTCAAAAACTTAAACAGATTAATGAATTAAAATTTAAAATTCAAAAACTTAGAAAAATAAGATTGAAATTGTTTTATGCTATATGTGATTATATTGATTGTGTATATTATTGTTATAATATAGAATATTTTACAGGAGAAACGTTAGGTGAAAATAATATTGTTAAAAATGTTGATACTGAACTTAAAAAAACCAATATTCAACCTACAATTGTTAAAAGTAATTATAATAAACTAGAAGAAAATATAAATAAATATCCATTGCAAGTATATTATAAAATATTATTGAAAGATAATGCTAATGATATAGCAAAATTTATATATGAAAAGATAAGCAATATTAGAAGCGCGAATAGGGATTGGTTAGTTAAAAGCACTAATGGATATATATTTAATCACTTGGAATTGCCATTATATGAAAAAGAAGATTTAGAGAAGGTAATATATGAATATGGTTTTCAAAAAGCAATTGAAAAGTTTATAACAAATAAAAAATATTATGATCGCATTATATATATTATTGACTATGATGTATCAAAAATATATATAGGCATCGCTTATTATATAATTAGAGAATCATTTGAATATATGTCGTTTTTTAGGAGCAGTTTATAATTAATTTAATGGATAAATATGTTATAATTTTAAAAGAATATTATAAAAATTGATTTAATTTGTTGAATTTATTTTAACAAGCAACCCAGCAAAGCAAACAAAAGCAAAAGCAAAAGCAAAAGCAAAAGCAAAAGCAAACAAAAGCAAAAGCAAAAGCAAAAGCAACCTACATCAATCAAATCACAAAGCAGATATATAGTATTGTCAAACATATCATGGCGGCTTTAGGTGTGTTCATTTTCCCTATCTTCCTCATCATCTTATCTGCGAATATGATGGTATGGATTATGTCTTTGTTCTATGAAACACACAAAGACTATGATGATAATGATAAGTATGTTAATCCATACAGACTTGTTCCTCGCCAAGAAGCCGAAAGCTATAAACGCTATGAAAGACAGGTTTATCAAGATAGTTTGAAGAACCGTAGAAAATGTAAGTAAATAATACGATTTGTATAGAAAAGTAGTAAATAATTGTTAGAGTTTAGTTAGGAAAATAATATTTGTAAATTTTTGGAAAACTATATATTTTTTATCTTATAAGTTTATTTTATATAATAAATTTGTTATATTTTTTAACAATAATAATAAATATTGATTGATATCATTTAAATTTTTTATTACAAGGAAACAACAAAGGAAACAACAAAGGAAACAACAAAGGAAACAACAAAGGAAATGAGTACTTGTGCATATTATCAGCAGATTGAATATGATATTGCGAATATCTCGCAAAACATAAAGATACAACAGCAGTATGTTAATGTATTGACAGAACAACGTATTAACAACACATACCAAGATGATGATGATTTTGTAATACGGCAAAAACTTAATCTTAAAGAACTTATCAAGCAAAAAAATGAACTTAATAATAAATTACAGAGTGCTTATGTAAAACGCGTTAGAAGAACCGCAAGAAGTTATTCTCCTGGACGTATCCATTATGATAATAATGACATAGATATTGTAAGGATATATAAAAGAGATACATTTGAAAAGTTTCTTGATTTCATAATAGCAAATCTTAAAATATTAAGATTTGTATGTATAATCGCTTTTATTATTACAAAATTTGTATATGTATTTGCTTACGCTTACAATTTACTTTAAGATTTATATGACAATCTAATAGTATAGAATTATCATTATCATATAATCACTTAGATATCTGTAGGATTACAAATATATTGAATCCAAACTTCTTTAGAATAGTTAGATTTTTTTAGATTTAGATAGAAACCAAGTTCAACTGCTTGTTCATAAAATCCTTTATTTTGTGCTAGTTGATTATCACTATATAAATTATTGATACCCTTAAGAGATATGCGATGATTAATTTCATTAATATTTTCTATAAATTGCTGAAGAATATTATCAGTAATAATTAAATTATTTTTATTTACAGAGTATTTTGCTAAGAAGCTTTCTAATATAGGCTTATTTGTATTTAGGAGATTAAATACCTCTTTTTTATTTATTTTAGGTTGCCTGCTTATTTCGCATTTATTTGATAATATGGCTTTCCCCTTAAATCTTTTAACACTACAAAGCTTATCAAGAAATGCCATGACATTTACATCAACAATAATTGGTTCTTTAAAGGGTAGATGATTGTTAATCTTTGTATATAATTCAATACTCCGCTGGACGTTGATAGTCTCGCAGTCTAATACAACATAAATCCACACATATACATTAAATTCGCAATTAAATAATTTATCATGTTCTGTAATATATTTACATATTGCTCCGTGTCGATGGTTTCCATTAATAATCTTAATGTTCTTATCTTGGATATTGGCGTTAGGATCATATATAGCATCTATTGTAAAAGCAATATCATACCCATCAACAATAGATGTATATAATTCGTCTATTTTAGATTGTTCTAGTTCCCTATTAAATACAATAGGACATGCGTAAGCCATCAATTCCCTAAAACTAATTTTTATTAAATACTTGTCGTCACCTATCTTATCAATGACTTTGTCAAGAATATTAAAGTATTGTAATGGAATATTATTGACCTGTTCCGTGTTATCATTAGTCTTATCATTTAACTTGTCAAATTGAACCTTTATCGCAACATCATCATTATAAGTCATCTTCTATTACAATGTTGATAAACTATATTATGCTATGTCTATCAATTTTTACTTTTCCATTAATATAAATATATATGCAAATAGCGTAGATATTATTAACCCCATTATCTCAATAGCAATATGATAAGGGAAAACGTAAGTTTCCATCATAGAACTACAATTGTATTTTTCATTAAAGAAAAGCACTATGATGACCACAAATAACATTAGCAATATTGGCAGTAATTGCTTAACGACAACAGGTAATTTAACATTCCATAGACCTGTTATAAGTACAATAACCCATATATTTATTCCAGATACAGCATTATACACGGTTCCTATGTAATTATATAATATGTATATGTCTAGCATAATTACCGCAAATATTATAGGTATATTAGGAGGTTTTCCACTAATAAATGATATTGCTGTTATTAGAGCAAATATTATAATATATGTAATTGCGTGGATAATATATACGTGTATTAAACTGTATTCATTATCATTCCAAAACATGTGAGAATATGCGTGATATGCTTGGAATATAAATAAGGATAGTATAAAAAACTGTATTTCTAGATGCTTTGCGAGCGATAATAAATAGAGCAGTAAGATACACGACAAAATATTAATAGAAGCAGAATAAGGTTGATCTACAATTTCACCTCTAACTTCGCATGTATTGAAAGGAAATGGCTTTTGATTTTTTTGCTCTTCCATCTTTATTATAATAATATACTTAATATTTTTGTAATAATATAGATATATGCAAACAAATTAATATAAAGCTTTTTTATTTTTATTACTTATATATATAGTATAAAATGTCGCGACAAGTTTCATTGTTGTCTGAAAGCCCAACCGCATATATAATACGACGAAAGATTTCGCAAAAAATCAATTTAATACGTGACCATGTCTATTTACTCAAATATTGGCTATGCGGAAACTTGCCTTTTCTAGAATATTATATATAACCAATCAAAAAGCAATACCATAATATAAATATTACTAAAACTTCTAAAATTGTTTAATATATTCTTATATTAGATATATGTCAAAATTACAATCAAAACAAGAAGAATATGCTAAAAATCAAAGAGCAGATATAATATATAGAGTAATAACAAATAAAACCAAATTTTTACTACTTTTAGATATTTTTTGCTGTTAAATCGGCATTTTAAATGTCCAAAGGTGTAAAAGAAAGAATAGAATTTGAAGATACTTTGACAAAGAAAAAGTATGATGAAATATCTAATTATAATAAACTGAACTGGAACTATTTATCTATAAATCCTTCTATATTTACTTATTAAATAGATTACTAAATAATATTATAATATATTAACCCATATAATATCCTAAGAGTATGTAGCAGAGTATGTAGCTGAATAGAAGCGAGGGATAATAGCATCGCATGTTTCATTAATTGTAAAACCGCAAAAGAAAGAATTATTTTCAAACCATTCGCGTAAGTCATCAAGATCATTCATAAATTCTAAGTTATATGCTGGATATAACATATTGTACATATTTAATATATTAAATATACATATTGTAAAATTATATGTATCTAATATATTAACATATATATCAACATATGATGTAAATATATATGTATCCTTGTATTCTATTCGTATTTTATTATTACATAATTCAATCCCTTTAATATTAGGATATTTATCAGCATAATTACACAGAAAAATGGCTGTATATTCCTCAAATATTTTTTTAACACTTATATAATTTGTAGTAGGCAATATATCTCGTATTGGATATATTGTGAAATCTAAGTATTTTATAGTAGAATACGTACTATTATATTTAATCATCTTTGTTTTATTAAGTCGCAAAAAATCAATTTCATTGTCTGCGTAATATAGAGAATATTTATAATAAGGATCGTCTAAATCTTTACTATAACAGTAAATAATACTCCAAATAGCATGAATTTTATATGCGTTATAATGGTTGTTCTTAATATATTCTACTAATTTGTTATAATTATCTAGAACATCCCTGTTGTCATTTATAAGATTTAATGATATATTAAATACTTTCTTAAATATTAAGCATTGAATATCCTCTGGTAACTCATATAAATAATTTTTATTAAATGTTCGCATTATTTAATTATTTGCTTAATAATATAGAGTTTAATAATTTTAATCAATTTTATTATTTTTTATATAATATAAATATTATCATATAAATTAATGCATTTCCATTGTTATATTCAAAACCGCAAATTTAAATTTATCATATATATATTTTTCTTTCTCTTCAGCATTATATTCAGCAGGAAATCCATAAAAATCTAAAGTATAACTACAAGTATGTGAATGAGGATAATTTTTCATATTTATTCCTACTCCATATTTATAACATATTTGATAAGGTCTGGTTAATTTATCATAATATGTTAGACCTGTCCAAAATCGTAGTAATTTTTTAACAAAATCAAGGTGTTCTTTATCTGATTCACCTGCTCTTTTTTGTGTAATAATATTTGACATATATCCTTTAAGTTCATCCCCTCTTTCTTTTTGTTCATCATCTGACATCCTATTGCCAGTATAATCACCTACGAAAGAATCAGATGTATACTTTACCTCCATATATACATTAATTTTACTTGCGAGTTCTTGTAAAATCGCGATAGTTAATTGTTCATTTGTAATTAATAGACTTAGTTGTTCTATTGTTACCTTTTTTTTATATAGAAACTTTCTAATTTCATTACTAAACCCACCAAATAACGAATCATACCTTTTTTTCATACTTTTCCCTGATTCAACATCTTCTTTTACTAAAAAGTTTTTAGATACTACATGCTTTGCTTGCATAAGAATAAACTTTATACAATTCTTTCTAGTTATTTTTGCTCCATCTGACGATTTACTACCTGCGCGGTCATATATCTCTTTTTTATTTACATATTCTTTTAACTGTTTTTCCCATTTTTCATTATATTCTCTTAGTTTTCTTTCATTTGATGAATTTTTAACTGCATCTTTTGTGGTTGAAAGCGCTTTGTATTTTAGCAAATCCAGTGGAAGTTGTGCTTTTATAGGTATAGGTGGTTCAACGTCTTTATTTACTACACTATTTGGGTCTTTTGATTTACCTTTCGATTTACTAATAATATATAATCCGTTAAACGATAAATCACTATTTTCAAGGGTTTCTATATTAGTGTTATTAATCATATTAATATATAATATTGTATTTTCAAAATCTCGTAAGTAAAAATATAGTATATCATAATAATCTATCTCATTTTGCTGATTTATTAATCCTGCTAATATATATGATGATAACTGATAGGGTAATCCAATCAGTTCATTATAAACAGGAAGACATAATAGTTTTCCTATTACAAAATATATGTATTCATAATCTCTCTCTGTATTAAATTCAATATTTGAATTATAATTTTGATTATATGCGTTAATTACCTTTCTAAAATTTTCATCTGGTTCAAAGTTAGGATTAATACAGTATAAATTTCCAATAATATTTGTAGGAGATATAAAAGGTCTTGTGGGGTGTTCATCGTCGCAAAACAGTTCTTCAAATAACTTAGTGAAAAATTCACGTTTTGGCCCTCCAGCATCTATGGCTTCTTTTTTGAGCTCATTTAATTCATCATCAATAGAATATATATATACATAAAATTTATTAAAATTATGTATAAATATATCTCTGAGTTCCTCATTATATATTTGTCCCCTCGCTTTAGTATCAAAATTTAGTAATAGAGATGCGAGCGCACTATCTTCATAATAATTCATTATATATTCTTTTGCATGCTTATTATTTGGAGGAAATTTATCTTTAATTCCATCTTTAAGTTCCTTCATACACCCTCCTGGTTCTTTGTTATATTGCACGCATTTTTTTTTCATCTTATCTTTGAATTTTTTATATTTTGTTCCTTCTTCTTTAGTTTCATCATCAAATATATTATTAATCGCTGTACACATTCTATTATTAATTTCTGTTATATCTACTACACTCGCACTTGTTGAATGTTTTAAATGGTTCGCAATAGTTAAAAGCTTTCCTTTTGTTTTTATTACTGATTTCATAAATCTTATTCCTTTGTTAGTAATATTTATAGGCATAATATTATAATCGTATAATATTGCTTGTTCAAATATTGCGTTATATTCTTTTCCATCAGTAGTTAGTAATATTTCTTCTCTTACTGGGTCTCTGTTTGGTTGATGCGCCCACCTTAAGCAATCTGCAACAGTATAGTATTTATATGCTACATACCCAGGGTCTCTTTTTGTAATCACAACATTACTTTTAGGTTTTATTATAATATCACTAAAACTCTTCTCATATACAGGTTTATAGTAATATGTAAATTTAATATATCTATTATTTGCAATTCCAGTTGTAATACCAAACTTCCATAAGTCATCTTTGCTGAATGAAGCACGTGCTGGTAGTACGTTACCATCACTTGCTAATTTTAAGAAAGCATTTTTAAATTTTTTATTAATTATTTCAACACCATTTCTTTTAATACCTTCTTTAAATCGTTCATTATTGTTAATTTTCCATCTTAACCCACGATTATTTGCAGTTTTATTTTTATTATCATTTGCTTGTGTATAGTAAGTTGATATTTCAATATAACTATTCTTTGTAATATCTGTAATACCAAACTTTGCAAACTCTTCCTCACTGAATGAAACATAAAAAGGTAGTTCGCCATTTTTACCTGTTGAATTTAAAAAAGCAGTCATTAATTTTTTATTAATAATATTAATACCTCTTTTAGGATGTTGTTCACCCGCATTTTTCCATTGTAACCCAATCTGATTAGGAATTATTTTATTTTTTTCTTTTTCCTTCACAAATTTTGCTTCTGTGCTGATAATATAATTTTCTAACTGTTCCCTTGATTGCGCCTGTCTCACTATTCCTCCTTCATATAATATATTCATTATTATAGTTTGTAAGGCCATTAGAATATCATAACCACGCTGTGTTATCATTCGCGGTATTAATTTAGTATCATATTGATAACTTATACATAATAGGCGATTATAGATAGGTGAATCTATCAAGATTCGCTTGAATGTTCGCGGGTTAATAATAGGTATAATTACCCATTTTTTACATTCTTCGTATGTAAAACCATTAAGAGGATTATCATCAGTTAGAACACTATCGCCATCGACTACTTCAAAATTAGGGTCTCCTAAATCAATTATCGCTTTTGTTAATTCTTTCCCAATCAATAATCCCTTTTCTACAGGTAATCTCATAATTACTGGTGGTAAATCTGCTGGTTTTTCGCTTTCATTTATTAATATTGTATAATAAAAATTTTTATGTTCTATTAAAGGAGGATAGGCAATGTAATATTTTAATTTTGTATATATAAACTCCCGCGGTATTCTATCTTTAACAAGATTCATAAAATAAATTTTAATTTTATAATCTTCTTTATTAAGATATAACTCCAAAAAATTTTCTAATTCTTTTGTTATCTGCTTTATTATTTTATTATCATTAAAATAAACTAATTTATTACGTGCTGAAAACAATCCTATTTCCATATATAGCGGAATCTTTATTGACGGAACTAGGATGTGTGAGTAAATATTAGTAATAAAATTACTAATTATGCCTTCAATAGTATCTAGTTTATTATCCTTTAAAAAGTTTTTAGAATCTTCAGATCTTATATATCTTTTTTTCCTTTGTAAATAAATATTAATAGCAGTTATTATATTCATTTTAAAATGTTCATTAACATCTTCTAAAATTTTATTTATTAATTTATCTCCATTCATAACCTCATTTTGAAGTTTTCCAATAAACTCTATAAATACATCAAAAATGTTATTTTTAATATTTTTCTTTGATATTGGTAAAAGCCCTTTTTTATATTGATATTCTGCTGCTAATTGTTTTTCCTCTATATTCCCTAATTCCATATCTCTCAATAGTCTTTTTTCGGCTGAGTTTAAACCTTTATTAGAAGATGATGATGATACACTAAATGTTTTTTTTTGTTTTATTGTCGCTTTACGCGCGGATTCTATTTTTAATTTTTTATCAAAAGACGCAACATCATGAATTAGAAAATATTCATCATTTTCTTTCATAAACTGTAATCTGGTCTTAACATCCTTAGCAATATTATGTATGCTTTTCTGATATATATCAGTTGGTATTGCTTCAGTATCAAATATAGATGGTAATGGTAGTCCATATTGTAGTGTAGTGTATATTAATTCAACATAAATGCTATGGTCCATATTTATTTCGTTGTTTGTTTTTGGATTTACCAAATGATTCTTTGCCCAACGCATGCATTCCTCGCGTGTAAAAGGTTTGCTTATATATTCAATCGTTTCTGTTATTTTATCATTCAAAGTATATAATCTTAGAGTTCCATCGCGCTGATATTCTTTAATTTGGTCTATGATTTTTTGCCTCAATGCGGAATTATAAAAACATTTTCTTCTAACTTTATTTAGGAAAGATTTAGGATTTTTTAAAACATCATCACTATCATTATCAATATTTGTTAAAATGTTTTTTCTATACTTTCTTATTCGACGGCCTATCCGCTGATTATTTACAAAAGGAGAAATACTTGGATCTTTAATCCATAATAAACATTGCTCATCATTTAATCTTACTGGCATTTATTTAGAATATTCTTAATATATATATATATATAAAGTCAAAAAATAAATAAAGTTTTGTTTCATTTTAAATCTTCAAGGATGTAGAGCGTATTATTGTTAGGTTTTAGTAATATTTATCATACTATCATCATCTCCTAAGGTAATTCCATTTCTGTTGCTTCAACAGCCCATTTAAATTTTCCATATAAAAAATCATCTCTCTCTTCCGGTGTATAATTATCTGGAAAACCATAAACATCAATAGCATTCATACATGTATGTGATGCAGGTAAATTCATCACATCTATACCTTGCCCATATTTGTAAATTATATTGTATTCTGCCTTTCTATTAAAATAATTAAAGGAAGTCCAATATTGTAGTAATTTTTTAACAAAATCTAAGTGGTCTTTGACAGATACGCCATCTCTTCTTATCATAATCATATTAGATATATGCAATTTCATTTCATCCTCTCTGTTAACTTTTTCAGTAGGGTCTATTATAATGTGATTATAATCATCATCATATTCAGGTATCTCTACTTTTATTTTATTGACGAGTTCCTGTAAAATTGCGATAGTTAATTGTTCATTTGTAATTAATAGACTTAGTTGTTCTATAGTAACTTTTCTTTTATATAGAAACTTTCTAATTTCATTACTAAACCCACCAAATAACGAATCATATCTCATTTTCATGTTTTTAGTGGAATTTACATCTTCTTTTACTAAAAAGTTTTTAGATACTACATGCTTTGCTTGCTGAAGAATAAAATTGATAAAATTTTCTTTAGTTATTTTTGCTCCGTCTAACGATTTACTACCAGCGCGGTCATATATCTCTTTTTTCTTTTCATATTCCTTTAATTGTTTCTTCCACTCCTTCTCTTTTTCTAGGTGTTCATTGAGTTTTTCTTCTTTTTCATCATCTTTAACAGCACCTTTTAAAGATGAAAGCATCTTATATTTTTGTAAATCCGGTGGAAGTTGTGCTAATCTAGGTATAGGTGGTTCAACTCCTTTATTTACTACACTATTTGGGTCTTTTGATTTACCTTTCGTTTTACTAATAATATATAGGTCGTTAAACGATAAATCACCATTTTCAAGGGTTTCTATATTAGTGCTGCTAATCATATTCATATAACTGTTTGCATTGTTAAACTCGCGCAAGTAAAAATATAGTAAATCATAGTATTCAAATTCGCTTGGTTGATATATAAGTCCTGCTAATATATATGACGATAGTTGCTTAGGTAATCCGATCTCTTCATTATAAACAGGAAGACATAGCAGTTTCCCTATTACATAATATATATACTCATAATCTCTCTCCGTTTTAAACTCGGGAATAGATGGGTTTTTTTTATTACATACTGCTATTACCTTTAGAAAGTTTGCATCAGGTTCAAATTTAGGATTTATATAGTATTTATCCCCTATAATATCTACTGGACATGCGAAAGGTCGCGTCGGGTGTTCGTTGTCGCAAAACAGTTCTTCAAATAACTTTGTGAAAAATTCACGCTTTGGACCACCAGCATCTATGGCATCTTTTTGGATTTCATTTAAGTTCTCGTCAATTTCATATATAGTTACATAAAACTTATTAAAATCATATATAAATATATCGCGTAACCCCTTATTATATATTTTACCTTTTATTTTTTGATAAAAATTTAATAGAGAAGCTAATGCTGACTCTTGATAATAATTTAACTCGTATTTTGTCCTACCATCTTCTGGATAAAAGTAATCTTCAATAGCATTTTTAATATCCCTTATACACATAAAGGTATCCTTATTATATTGTTCACATTTACCACTCATTAAATCCTTAAACATCTTATATTTTTTGCCTTCATTTGTTGTTATATCGTCATATATATTCTTAATCGCATTACAAACAACACTATTAATATCGGCAATATCTTTGCCTCTGCTCACTACGAGCTTCTTTATCTCCGCAATTGTTAAATGTTGCTTTTTCTCCTTTAATATTAATTTCATAAACCGCTTCCCTTTTGCGGTAATATTTATAGGCATTATATTATAGTCATATACTAATGCTTGTTCAAATATTGTGTTATATTCTTTGCTGTCTGTTAGAATTACTTGCTCTTTCTTAGGGTCTTTGTTTGGTTGCCGCGCCCATCGCAAGCAATCAGCAATAGTATAGTAATAGTATTTATAGACTACATACTCTGGGTCTCTTTTTGTAATTACCACGTTATTAGTTGGTTTAATCTTAATATCGCTTTCGCTTTTTTCAAATACTGGCTTGTAATAATAAGCAAGTTTAACATAATTATTCTTCACAATTTCTGTTGTTATACCAAAAGTCGCTAAATATTGTTTGCTAAATGAAACATCAGGAGGTAAGTCGCCTTGAAGACTTTTTAATATTAGGATTGCTTCTTTCATACCCTTATTATTAATTTCTACACCAACCTTTTCAATTTCTTCACCTTCCTTCAAATCTACAACCTTTTCCCATATTGAACCTACTTTGCTTCCGCTAAGTCTTCCAGAAATATCTGGCACATAATAAGCAGCTATCTCAATATAACTATTCTTTGCTACTGTTGTTATACCTGCTGTCGCTAATTCTTCCTCTGTTAAAAGAATATAGAATGGTGGTTGTCTGTCCGCAACAATCCCTTTCGATTTTAATATATCATTCAGTCCATTTAATTGCGTACCTTCTTTTGGTTTCTTGGCGCCAGCATTCTTCCATTTTAAACCAATCCTGTAAACAAGTTTTTTTTCTTCTCGACCTTTTTTCTTTTTTAATTGTCTTTCACCATGTATTTCACCAATAATAATGGATTTCTCTAATTCTTCTCTTGATTGCGCAATTGCCATTTCTTTAAATAAGATAACATCGATTACATGATTTAAAGCTCGTAAAATATTATAACCTCGTGATGTAATCATACGTGGAATTAGATTGGTATCATATTGATAACTTGTAAGTAATAGTGTATTATAGATTGGTGAATCAATCAAAATCTCTTTAAATGTTCGTGGATTTAAAATAGGAATCATTACCCAATTTTTACATTCTTCATACGTAAAACCACGAACCTTCGTATCAGTAATTATAGTTTGGATATCAGGATTATTTCCTGGATAGTATTCTAAATAAAAAGATAATTTTAATTCTACAATCTTCATCGTTAATTCTTTTCCCATCAATAATCCTCTCCCTGATGGCAATCGTTCATTTTTGGGTTTATTATCGCTTCTGGTATATAATATCTTATAATAAAAATTTTGAAAATAATGCCGTGTCGGAATCATCTCTCTATTATCTATCATTCTCTTTGCTACAATCCCTTTAGCTATTGTATCATCTGTAAGAAAGATGAAATACCTGCAATTTGCCCTACCTATTATAAATGTATATAGTTTAATAAATTTATATAACTTTTCTAATATCGTATTATATAAATCGCACTCATAAAAAGTCTTCAAATGTGTGAAACTATTAGTATATGAAAGAACGCCTATTTCTAATTCAGTTGGAAGTTTTGTTGAAGGGTCTATAAGTTGTACAAACATATTATTAATAAAATTACGAATTATGCCTTCAATAGTATCATAATTATTCTCTTTTAAAACTCTATTTATATAGAGGTCATTATAACCTTTTCCATCAAAATATTTTCTAAGATCTTCTATTAACATCATTTTATCGTTGTCGCTAGCATTTATTAAAATATTTTTAATTAAATCACCATTCATAACCTCTTTTTGAAGGTCTACAAGAAATGCTTTAAAAATTATAAAAATATTCTTATTGGTAATATCAATTTCTTCACCGCTTGTGCCGCTTGCGCTGTCTTTACTTCCGTTTGTGTCTTTCTTTTTAACAAGACCCTTCTTATACTGAAGGATTGCTATTGACTTTTCTTCGTCCTTCTTCTCTAATATAATGTCCCTTAATTGTCTTCTTTCAGCAGAGTTCAAACTTTTAGAAGATGACGAAGATACACCGAATGGATTAATCGCTATATTGGCAATTGCGTTAGCGGTTTTAGCAGCAGCTTTGCGTCGTGGTGTTGTTGGCGATGCAATTTTTAATTTTTTATCAAAAGACCCTATATTATGATTTAAAAAAAAATCATCATTCTCTTTCATAAACTGTAATCGACTTTTGATATTTTTAATAAGTGTATTCATATTTTTATATTTAACTTTTTGAATATTATCATCAAATTTATCTGCAAGTGTAGGTAGTTCAGTATCTAAATAAGCAGGTGTAGGTAATCCATATTGAAGAGATGTATATATTAATTCAATATATATTTGGTCGCCTACACTTATTTTATTATATACCCTTGCCTTCCTTGCGGTTCCTCTAGTTGTTGTGGTTTCATTTGGTCTTGGATTTTGTAAATGGTTCTTAAGCCACCACTTGCATTCCTTTCGTGTAAAAGGAGGCGTCATATATTCTATGTTTGTTGAACTTCCAAGTCTATCATTTATCGTATATAATCGCATTGTGCCTGGACGCTGATATTCAGTAATTTTGTCTACTATCTGTTGTCTTATCGTAGAATTATAAAAACATTTTCTTTTAACTTTATTTAAGAAAGATTTGGGATTTTTAATTGTTGCTTCACTCAAAATATTCTTTCTAACCTTGTTATGTATTACAGAGTAGTCATTTACAAATGGAGAAACACTTGGATCTTTAATCCATAATAAACAATGCTCGTCATTTAATATTACTGGCATTATTTATAATATTCTAATATATATTTATAATTAAAAAAATAATTGTTATTTATAATTAATAAATATTTATGAGTAAAAATGAGGGATTATAGTATTACCATCTCCATTAATTTTGAATCCGCTGAAAAATATATTATATGTAAACCAATCTTTTAAGTCATTAAGGTCATTCATGTAATCTAAATTATATTCAGGATATATATTATTATTAAACATAGATAGAATATTTAATAAGCAAACTATAAAATTATAAGATTCTAAAATATTATTATAAATATCAATATAACATCTAAGTATATATGTATCTGTTAATTCTATTATTATCTTGTCATTTAATAACTTAATATCTTTGATATTTCTATATTCTTTATCTGTATCATTACATTGATTGCCATTATAATGTCTAAGACTTATGAAAATATGGGCATATTGTTCAAATGTGTTCTTAATATAACTATAATTAGGTGAAGGAATTCTATCTTGTATAGGATATATAGCAAACTCTATGTATTTGATAGTAGAATACGCGACATCATATCTAATCATCTTTGATTTATTAAGATGTAAGTAATCTGTTTCGTTATCTGCGTAATATGTAAAATATTTGTAATATGGATCTCCAATATCTCTCCTATTACACAAGATAATGCTCCATACAGCATGATTTTTGCTAGCATTAAATTTATTATCCTTTATATAAGCAACTAGTTTGTTAAAGTTATTAATTGCTTCTTTCTTATCATTTATGATTTTGAGAGAGCACTTAAAAACTTTTTTATATATCATCGCTTGTATATCATCAGGTAACTCATATAAATAATTCTTGGCAAATGCTGACATTATTTATTATATGTTTAATTATAATAACTTTAATAATTTAATCATTTTTTAGAAAGTTATACTTTATATCTTTCCTATCATATAGAACAATAAGAATAAGTGATATCATTATTAACTATAATATTATAATATTCTTAATATCATAATTTTATATGAAATAATCTATCTATATTTATACATCAATAAACGCATATAAAAATAAAACGCATATATTAAATAAGTAATATTAGATAGAATGTTCCAGACTATTATGAAATTGTATGAAACACAAGCGAACACAGCTACAGCACCTGTCAAAGGCAAATATATCTACTTTGGAGCTTCTGTAATTTATTGTGATGAGAAAAATGTATGTATGGTATATTATCCTACTGATAATGGTGTTTACCCTAGTCCTGATATTAAAACAGTTGTTTCTTCTTCGTAATCTTAAGAAATAATATTATAATTTTATTTTTATAATTTAAAAATTGATTAAAATTTTATAATGTATATAAACCAAGTCATTTTAGAGATACAAAGAATATACAATAATAATGAACAGTACAATAATAAACAATAATAGCTTATACAATTATTATACCATAACGAATGCTGACTTTTCAGGTGTTCTTGATAAGTATAATGTACATGGTTATACTCGTATTATTGGCAGACCTGAAACGGATGTTACCCATATTAGTCATATATACGATTATCACCTATTCATTAAATATGGAGACAAGGTCTATATGGATGTTAAAGGCATCGGTGATATAGTTATCTCATTTACAGAATTACAACAAAACAAGTATTGGAAATATTATTATGATCTATCTCTTATGTTGACTAATAATAAGCATTTGGTTATAGAAGATCTAGAATATAGCAGTAATTATCCCAACCTTTATATATATAAAGAAAAGAGGGTATGGTCTATTAATACAGCATATATAGATGGTAGCTATGACGCAAAAACTAAGAATGTAGTTGATAATGAGTATAACTGCTATTATAAAATTAATCCGCATGATTTGGAAAATATGAAATATGCATCGCCACAAAAATTAAATAACTTTAAAAAAATTTATATGTCAAGATATGAAATTAGAAGCAAAATCTTTGATGTTAAAAGTGTTTATTATTATATGTTTGTGTGCGACTATTGCATGACATCTATGGAAAAAGAACTTGAAGAACTTTCGACAATATTTGAGGATAAGAAGAATGTCATTAATCTTGCGACTCTTAATGATAAGGAAGGTATGAATAACGACTTATTAATGATTATTTATAATAATCTTATTAGTCAGGAAGGGAACAAAAAATATGAGCCGTATATGGAAAAAACAAACATATGTAAAAATAGGTTAGAACTTATTGCCCAGATAATGAATGCGTAAACTACAAAGTATATATTCCACTTAACATAATTATTATCATAAATATGTTCTAAAATATTTTTTTATATTAAAAAATTGATTAAAATCTTTTATATAGAAGCAGAGATATACCGATTTTCCAAAGTTAAACAAAGTTAAACAAAGTTAAACAAAGTTAAATCAAGTATATATTGCGAACTACAAGCGACCCTTACAGGCGACAGCAAAGCAAACCTTACAATGAGCGATACTTCCATAACTTCCCACTCGATCGCAAATGTCGCATGCACAGGCGTGTTTTGTCAGCGAATATATGAAACGCAACCCTATCATAATGCGCCCAACTATATGTCGTGTAGTGGTGACTATCACCTATTTGCCAAACAGGGAGACAAGGTATATATAGAGGTTAGAAATGCTGGCGAGATTGTGATTTCGTTTGCTGAACTACAAAAAAACAAGTATTTGAAATACTACTATGACTTGTCGCTTCTTCTCTCAAACGACAAGCATAGACTGATAAAGAACGAAGCATTCAACAAGGTCTATAACCAGATATATGGATATACGGCAGGTAGAGTATATACAGGAGATAGGGTGTGGTCTTTGGATACTGCCTATATTGACCAAAGCGACATGAAAAACTTCAAGATAATCCCAAGTGGTAATGTCTGCTATTACAAAATCAACCCATTTGACTTGGAGAGTATGGAATACTCCACGCCACAAGAACTGGAACGCTTCGAACTGGGCTATATGAATGGTCTTGAAAGGGTGAAGTGGTTTTCGCATAGGTCGGTGATTTACGAAAACATAGCATTTGAATATCAACTAAATAAGATGGAAAAAGAACTTGAAGAACATTAGGCGTTTTAAAGATAAAAATGTCTTTAATCTTTCGCAACTCTTAATGATAAACAGCAGATGAATATTGTAATATATATGTGCTATTTATTTTTTATATTTATATTATCATAAATATGTTATAATATATTTTTTAATATTAAAAAATTGATTATTAATTCTAAATATTAAAGCAAGAGATATACCAATTTGCTAAAGTAAACGAAGTTAAACAAAGTTAAACAAAGTTAAATTGAGTATATATATTGCGAACTACACGCGAACTCGATGAGCCACGCCGTAGCAAATACCGAATGCACAGGCGTATTTTGTCAGGAAATATATGTTTCGTATGCCTATCGTTATAATGAACCTGAATATATGAGGCATCGTATTGGGATATGCGGTGACTATCACCTATTTGCCAAACACGGCGACAAAGTCTATATGGAAGTTAAGAAAGTCGGTGAAATTGTGATGTCATTTGCCGAACTTCAAAAAAACAAGTATTGGAAATATTACTATGACTTGTCGCTTATGCTCGCTATTGATAAAGAGATAAAGAATGAGCCATTTAACAAGTTCTATGACGAGGCATATGAATATACTGGAAATAGGAAGTGGTCTTTGGATACAGCATATATTGATTTAGATATCGACCAAAACGCCAAGAGCAACTACAAGATAATTCCTAGCGGGAATGTCTGCTATTACAAAATTAACCCCACAGACGTGGAGAAAATGGAATACTCTTCGCAGCAAGAAAGAGATATCTTCAAACGGATTTATATGTGCCGAAATGATGTAAGGTCGGGATATTTTCTAAGCAGGTCAGTGATTTACAAGAACATCGCAATAGAGTATCAAGTGTCAAATATGGAGAAAGAACTTGAAGAACTTTCGGCGTTCTTTGAGGATAAGAAAAATGTTATTGAACTTGTAGCAACTCTTAATGAAAAATATTGTATGAATGACGATATATTAAGAATTCTCATTAATAATTATCTATAATAAACTTGTTAATACCAAAGGGAACAAATATATTATTGTAAAACAAATTAGAAATAATTGCCAAGATAATGGCTGTGTAATCTAGTAGAGTATATATAATATATTTTTTATTTTTCTGTATTATCAACATAATTCTACTAATTACTTCATGATAGACAATGAGGATAGGAAGTAATAGAAGCATAGAATAATGAGTATAAAAATTATATAAACACGTATTTATATAATACAAATAATATGAATAGTACTATAACAAAAGATAGTAATGAAATTGAGCATCATACCTTTACAAATGTAGAGTTCTCTGGTGTTGTTGTTAAATGGGAATCAAGAAGTTTAGAAGGAAAAATACAGACATATATGTCTGATTATCATCTTTTCATTAAATACGGAGACAAAGTTTATGTTGATGTTTTTTATATTGGTGAAATTGTGATTTCATTTGATGAACTTCAAAAAAACCGATATTTGAAATATTATTATGACTTATCGCTTATGCTCACAAATAATAAACACCTTGTATTTCAAAGGGCTAAATATAAAAAGGATGAACCTTTTATATACAGAGAGGATAGGTTCTGGGGGTTTGATAGTGCTTTTATAGATGCTAATTATAAAAAAATAGATAAAAACGTAGAACATTTATATAAGGTCGTCAGTAATGAACAGCCTTATTATTATAAGATAAACCCTTATGATTTGGAGAACTTGGAATATACTTCCCAAGAAGTATTGACTAACTTCCATAAAAATAATGCGGAAAGAAAATGTGATAAATTTTGGGGAGGTAATTTTGAACATACATATGATATATATAACAATCTTGTTGTTGATTATAATAACAATAAAAACATTATGGAAAAAGGAACTTGACGAATATTCTGTAATTTTTGAGGATAAATAGTATTATACAATATATGTTTTTTATGTTTAACACTCCCTATTATACATAATATGTCCTATTTTATTTTTTAAATATTAAAAAATGATTAAATTTTTTGAATATTAGAACAGATATATACAGATTTGCCGAAGTTAAACGAAGTTAAACGAAGTTAAACGAAGTTAAACGAAGTTAAACGAAGTTAAACGAAGTATATTACGCGACCAACAAGTAATCCAACAAGTAAACCAACAATGAACAGCACAATCAAAGCCAGCACCAAGAGCGCTTTTCATACCGTAGCAAATATGGAATTTACAGGAGTATTTGATACAATGATTAATAATGATTTTACTTCTCAATCCAAATATCACCTTTTCATTAAATATGGCGACAAGGTATATATGGAAGTTAAGGATGTTGGAGAGATTGTGATTTCATTTGCTGAACTTCAAAATAACAACTATTGGAAATATTATTACGACCTGTCGCTTATGCTGACTAATAACAAGAACTTAGTTATCCAAGACCTTAAATATAGCAGTGAATATAACGATTGTCAGTTGTATAACGAAGAGAGGTTTTGGTCTATTGATACTGCTACTATTGAAAATTGTATTCACATCAATACATTGATGGTAGTTAATTATGATAATAATTGCTATTACAAGATTAATCCATATGATTTAGAGAATATGGAATACACATCCCAAGAAGATTTTAATAACTTTCTAATGATTTATATGGCAAAAGTTGAGTTTGAAAATAATACAGCTAATAATATGTGGGCTAGTTACTATAACCTTGTGGTTGAATATAAAGCAGATTTAATGGAAAAAGAAGTTGAAGAAATGACGGCTGTTCTTCAACAACTTTGAGATTGATATGAATAGTAATATGTGTTATATATTTTTTATTTTTTGTTGGTATTATCATAAATATGTTATAATTTAATTTTTTATTTTAAAAAACTGATTAAAATTCTAAAAATTTAGAAGCAGAAATATACTGGTTTGTTGCTCATCAGATAAACCAAGTATATATAAGTGATTACAAAGCAACCACAAAAAGAAATACAAGTCTTTTACTAGCGTTTACTATGAATAGCACAATCAATGAGATCAACAATCGCGCTTATCACACAGTAGCAAATGCTGAATTCACATGTGCTTTTGATAGGATGGTTTTTAATCATGGTAATATTAATGCTGGAAACCGTATTGGTTCTATTAGCGATTATCATCTATTTATCAAATACGGAGACAAAGTCTATATTGAGGTTAAGAATATAGGTGAAATTGTTATATCATTTGCGGAACTTCAAAAAAACCGATATTTGAAATATTATTATGACTTATCGCATATGCTTACAAACAACAAAAATTTGATTATTCAAGATCTAAAATATAATACCAACTATAACGATCATACGCATAGAATATACAATGAGCAAAGGTTTTGGTCTATTGATACAGCTTTCATAGAGCTTAGTATGTATACAAAAACCAATAAAGTGATCAATAATGAAAATATTTGCTATTATAAGATTAACCCATATGATTTGGAGAATATGGAATACACATCACATGATAATTTTAATACTTTCAAAAGTATTTATATGACAAGATGTGAGTTCAGAAACAACGTTTTTGATAAAGTGTGTGTTATAAATAATAACCTCGTTATTGATTACAACGCAAGTTTAATAGAGAAAGAACTTGATGAACTTTCGGTAATTATTGAGGATAAAAAGAATGTCATTACTCTTACGATCCTTTATGATAAGGAGGGTATGGATGGCGACTTACTAATGATTATGTGTAATAATATAGTAAGCTCTGATGGCAATAAAAAGTATCAGCCCATTATAAATAAATTTGGAAATTATGGACGCTTAGAAAGCGTCGCTCAAATATTATCAGCATAAATTATTAGGTTAGAAATGTAGATATAGTCTTACATATTATGTTATTTATTTTTTTAATAATTATATAAAAATACTTGGATAAATTTGCTCTAAAATAATTTTATTAAGATAAAAAATGACAAATAATTCTATCATTTATTTAATTAAAGCCACGCAAAGGTTACGATGTCTCCTAGATGGATGATGGATCCTGAATTCGAGATTGATGGATTTGAGTATTATAACTCTGAAGACGAAGAAGATGATCACATTTACAATTCAAAATACGGATGTGAAAGCTCTGTATATATGGGTGATAAATTCATCCGCAAAATATATATTGGCTATACTGACTGCGATGGCGACAACGACTATGATGATACCTATGATTATTAAAAATCAAAGAAATATGTGTTCTCTGTATATTATATGTGTATTATATATTTTTTAATATGTTAAGATTTTTAATAATATTATTAAAAATTGATTATAAATAAAATAAAATAAATTAAAGTCTAATATTGTTGTATCGCAAAACTTGCTGATATACCAAGCTAAACTTCAATTCTTCAAACAAACACACAGCTATCATAAGACTACAAGACAGCAAAACAATGCTTCAATATACCTATCACTACATCAAAGATATGGAGTTTTCTGGTGTTTTTGATATTGGAATACATCCTAAAAACAGAGGCGCTTATATCAAATATTTCCTGTTCATCAAGTTTTGCGACCTCATATATATTGATATTAAAGGTGTGGGGTCAATCATACTTACATTTGAAGAACTTACAAAACACAAGTATTTGAAGATGTATTATGATTTATCCCTTGTTCTTCTAGAAAACAAACACAAAATTATTGAAAAGAAAACTAGTAATTACTATTATACTAGGGATTACAACAAGACTATCTACAAAGAAGATAGGGAATGGTTTATAGATAGCGCATATTTTGTTGAAGATTTTTCAACAAAAATTAAAAAAATTGAAACATGTAAATATTATCTCTTCTATGATATAAACCCTAATGATTTAAGGAGTATGAAAGTTTCAAACGCATTTGATGTCGCAAGATTTCACGAAGTCTTAAATATTCGCTATGGATACGAGCAAGGAAAGATGTTTAAAGGGTTGTTTATGGATTATACAAATTTAATGATTGAATACAACGTTAATTTAATTGATAAAGAAGTTGAAAAAATCTCGGTCAGCCAAGAAGATGATAAAAATTATGTTAATCTTCTTGAACTTAATAAAAAAGGCATGAATGCTGACATATTCAACATACTGTATAATATTGTTATTAGCGATAAAGGCCAAACAAAATTAAATTACAATCCATATGTCTAGGTATTATAAGATTTGTTAATGATCCTATTTTGAATTTTGAGTACATAATTTTTTATTTCTAAATTTTTATGTACATAATCTTAAATATAATTCATCTACCTTTCTGCTAATCATAAAAATGGGAAATATAAAATTACTCTTTACATATTATATCATAAATTCCAATTATTTTTTTAAATTTAACATAAATATCTACTATATGTAAAAATTGATCTTATATGTAAAAATTGATCTTATATGTAAAAATTGATCTTCTATAAAATTTAGGTAAATAATACATATTTAATATGAACAAACAACGATCTATTATTGAATATGAACTAAGTGAACTTAGTATAATTCAACAAGAATCGCAAATATTTAAAAGTCAAATTGAACTTAATTCATTAAAACGCAAAAATATCATTTTTGAAAATCAGGAAATGTGTGGAAAAGCCGTTAGAAATATATTTAATAATAAATCTATAATAAATTGTATAGTATATGGACCTACACAAGTAGGTAAAACAGGTTGTATGATAGCACTGATCCTATATTATATCTTATCTAATAATATTCCAATTGATAATATTTACATTATAACAGGTTTGTCAGATGTTGAATGGAAAAAAGATACAAAAAATAGAATGCCTGATTCTATTACTACTAAGGTATTTCATAGAGGAGATTTTAAAAAATTCTTACACGATATACGCGGAAAAAAAAATTGTTTGATTATTATGGATGAAATACAAATAGCATGCGAAGATAATCAAACAATCAATAACACATTTGAAGAATGTAAATTTTACGATTTAGATTTTCTTTTAGATAATGATATAAAAATTATTCAATTTTCGGCTACACCTGATGGAAATATGAATGATATTAAAGATTGGAAACATCATTCTGCTAATGTTAAACTATCTCCTGGACAAAACTATTATGGACCTAAACAAGCCATTGAACAGGAACGAATTAAAAAATTTGAAGATTTAACAATCCTAGATAACGTAAAAGAACTTAAAAATGATATAGAAGAAAGATATTCAAATCCTAGATATCATTTAATTAGAGTACCAAATAAAAGAGAAAATAAAGATAAGACAAACAATCAATTAAAAGTTATATCTAATTTTAAAAAAGTATTTGAAGAAAAATACGAATATAATGAAAAATATCTTGAAGCAAAAAAAAAAGATATCAATTGTATTCTAGAAAAAAAACCTGAGAAGAGTACATTCATATTCTATTGTGAAATTTTACGATGTGCAAAAACACAGTATAAAAAATATATAGGTGTTTCATATGAAAGATATTCAACTAATATTAATGATTCTACAATTGTTCAAGGATCATTTGGGAGATTATGTGGTTATGATGATAATGGAGATAGCATATGTTATACTAATATAAAATCAATAGAAAATTATATTAAATTATGGGATGATAATATGGAGTTTAAAAAAGGAACTGTATGGAATACAAAAACAACACAATATAATAAACAAGATGATATTACATATAATAATGCTGGAACATTTAATAGTGTGAAACATATTAATGAATTAAAAGGCAATTGCACTAAGAATATAAAAACTATCGTAAAACCAAAAATTGAGATATTCACAGAATTTGATAAAGTGAAAGAGTTTTTCAAAAAAGAAGCTAATAAATATCTTGGGGCTGGTCCTAAAAAAAGAATTGCTGATAATAATGGATTTTATGAATGTATTACACAAATTGATAAATCTAAAAAAGTTAGAACAAAGGAATATTTTCAAAAAATTGAAAAAGAAAATAATTGGGGGTTTAATAATAATGATGATAAAAATAAATATAGATGTTATTCTTGTTATTCTGATATTACAGATCCAAAAACATTAGAATGGTGGCTAGTATATCATGAAAATAAAGGTTAAAATATTAAATATGTAAAGGTCTAGTTCTAAAAAACAGACCATAAATTGTATATTATGTATATTTTTTTATTTTTACTAATATTAATAAAAAAATGATTATTTGATTAATATTTAATTGCAAATTAAATTAACGATGGAACTTTCTGGATTCACTATCATGTCTAAGGATTTTAAGAATGGCAAGGTTACTTATTTCAAAAACTTAATATTTATTAAGTTTGACAAAAAAGTATATATTGAAGTTTCAAACTCTGTACCGTTATTTGTAATCCTATCATTTGATGAACTTATGAAACATGAACAATTGAAGATTTACTATAAATTATCTCTTGTAGCAATTGGAAAGCCTAATATTGACCCACATTATTATGGAAGCAAAAATCCAGATTATGTCCCTAAAAAGTATAAATTAGATGATTATGATATGTATATAGATACAATCTATATTGTAAAAGATGCCTTAACAGGCGCACAGGAAGCAAAGAAAGGAAATTGTTATCAAGCTATTAACCTTAAAAAGTTGAAAAATTTGAAAGTATCTACAAAAACAAAAATAGAGGAGTTTTTTACTACTTACAATAATAAGTATGCGTTTGAGGAAGAAAACTTTGAAGAGAGGGCAACTACTTATACAACCCTCGTAAATGTTCTATAATATATGAGTATATATGAATATATGTAAAGTATAAAGTAAAAATATCTACATTATTTATTTTTATATATGAGTTGTATTCCATTATATAATATATTTCAATTGTAAAACAATAATATATATGCCTTCTTACTTAGATATGTTGCCAGAGGATATTATAACTCATGTATACAGAATGCTATATAAATCTATCCTAAATGATATGAAGAAAGATACTACATATAAAAATTTATCTATTTTTCATAAATTGCTTGAAATAACAAAAAATCCATATATAGATAATTTAAATTATTCTGATTTTGTTGTCAGTTCTTGTATAGATAATATTGTAGAAAAATATAAATATTATGAAATTGAATATGATGAAGATATGTATTATAATAAATTATTATTATATAATTATTCATTACATAATACATCTTTATATTACAAGTCATATTATATTAAACCATTAGATATTGATATAAATAAAATAGAATTATCTAATTTTTTTATATATAATTTATACAATAATGATAATAATGGCATTGCGTTATTTAATAATACTTACTTTGCTGATAATAATTTTAGAGGTATTATAAAAAAAGCAAATAAAAATGGATTTATTTTAGAAAAGGAGGAGTCATTTAGATGTTTGGCTGAATTATTATATTATATAATAGATTTCTATGACTTTATAAAGCAAATCTTATATATGAATATACATTTTATAGAGCAAATGAGTGATATATTAAACTTATCAAGTGAAAAAACAAAAGAGCGTGATTTTTTAATTGATGTTTTAAACTTTCATAGTAATCATAGGTATATAGAAGAATTAATTTATGAGATTGATAATAATTGCGTTAATCCACAATTAGAATAAATTTGCCCCATTTTATAGTGATTAATATAAAAATTGATTAATTATTTTAAATAAATAATCACGGCCAAGTCAAAACATGTCAGCTGAAAGCAACTTGGTCGCTTCTCAATATGTTCCTCATACATCCGACAATTTGGAATTTACAGGATACTATTATCATCATAATAGGAATCCTTTCTATTTCTTGTTTATTAGGAAAGATAATAATATATATATTGAATGGATTAATGAACACACAAAAAATAATAAGTATGTTGATGATATTGTCATGTCATTTGATGATATGGCAAAGAACAAATGTCTTAAAAAATATTATGATATGTCTGTAATGTTAGCAAATAATAGAAAAACCATCTATTATGATACAGATGGTGTTAATTCAAAACAGTTAATATCAACATATGATACTGATAGCGAAGATGACGAAGATGTCGAAAAAACTCTAAATATTAGGCATTGGTGTATTAGTAGTAATTTTGTTTGGAAAAATTTGCGCGTTTCCAAAACAACAACCAATTTAAATTGTTATTATAATATTGACCCATTTACATTTGAATATAATATTAATACTGAAAAAGAAATAGAAGGTTTTATGACAGCAATTAATTCATTTGCTAAATATAATGGTATTAGTAGTATTGTAGAAAACGAAATTATAACTAATTATATTAATAAGTGCGTAATGGCGAAAACGCAAGGTAATAATTAAGGTAATATATATGTGTTATATATATGTATGTGTTTATTTTTTATATTTATAGTAGATGTCTTTCTGATAATCGCAAAGGTAAATCTGTTTTTAGTAATTGTAATGGAGGATTTGCGATTGGTAAATCCGTTTTATTTGGTTTAATACTATAATCAAATATCTCGTTATTATCGCTTGTAATATCATTGCCTGTTAAATTAGCACTATATACTTCGTCTAATTCTGGATCAAAATTGTTATGATTTTTATTCCCTAGTTTATTATCATCACCACTAATAATATCTTTATGTAAATCAACATTATCTATATCATAAGTATAATTAATATTATTTGTTTTTTTATATTTTCCTAGTTCATTATATATTTTATTATGGTCATCATTAATATTATTTTTTTTTAATGTATTAACTTTATTAACGTTATTAATAGAGTTAGCATTATTAACATTATTTATTTTGTTTACACTCAATTCTTGCTGTTGTTGTATATTGTAATAATATATTATTACTATTAATCCAATAAAAACAAAAAATGCTAGATAATATCCGTCATATTTCATAATAAATATTAATTCTTTTACTATATTATAATAATATTATATTATAAATTAATATATTTAATCATCTTCAACAAACATCACCTTCTTTTTATTATTTGTCTCTTCGTCATTATTATTATCATTATTATATTCACTTTCTATTTTTTCATTATCAACATAAAACGATACATTATATTTATTGCTATTATAGAATTTTAATCTTGATGCCCCTTTTCTTTTAAATATTGAAAAATCATCGTATATATCAATACATAATGGAATATATTTTCGCTTATCAGGTGTTTCTCTTAGAATACGTCCAATAGATTGCTGAATATCTGAGATTGGGCTAGCGAATATTATTGTATTTAATGAGGGAACATTGAAACCTTCGGAAGCAAGTTGATATGTAGCGAGAATTATTTGTTTTTCTGATGATATAGCGAGGTCATTCTGCTTCATACCACCAACATAGAATCCATAATTGCTATTCGCAATATTATTTTCAATAATACATTGTTCAATATCCTTTAATTGATTTCTACGTTCACTTAATATAAGAACTCTCCTATCAGGTTCTTTACTTAAAATATCTTTTAATAAGAAAATTATATATTCTGTCCTCGGTTTAAACGAGCAAATATTATTGATCATTCCAGCACCATTTTCTTTCCCATTCCACATTAGTTTGACTGTTGAATAATCAATATGTGTTTCAAAATATTTATGAACCTGTACAATAACATCGCAGAACTCTTTGTTTTTCAAAGTATATACAGATTTACCAATATAATATTCAAATACACGACGCATTCCATCTTTTCTATTTAAAGTAGCTGATAATCCGAGAATTATTGGATTGTTTAATTTTTGGAATGCTCTGCTAAATACCTGCGCGCCTGTATGATGAACCTCGTCAATTATTACAAAGCCAATATCATCAAATATTCCAATATCATAGTCTCTCATCGCAAGAGATTGTAATGAAGCAATTATAAAATCTTTTCCCTCGACATCAACCTTTTTCTGTTTAATAATACCAACTTTTGCGTCTGGGGCAAATAATTTAACAGTTTCTATAAACTGTTGGTTTAGAAAATCTTTGTGACTTATAAACATTGTTTTTTTTTTCAATTGGCAAGCAATATATAGACTCATAATAGTTTTACCAAATCCACATGGTACTGATATAATTCCACCCATCTTTTGAGGATCACGCGCTGCTTTTAAAAAATTGTTAATAGGTTCTTGTTGTGTTTCTCTAAGACTGCCAATAAAATTAATATTTATATCTTTACCGCTTGTTAATTTACATAATGAAGGCATACCATACTTTTGGAACCCATAATATCGTGGGATATATATTCTTTTTTCATTCTCTGTATATAATTGAAATGTTAAATCTTCTGTGCTTGATTTATTTTTTGATTTCCCAATATCAAAATTAACTTTAGGAACCATTGTTAAATCTTTTCTTATGCTTTCTAATTTGTATTCATCTAATGCTGATTTTAGTATGCCATAACCATTTTTGGATAATATTGAATACATTAATATTTATATCTTAATACAATACATATATATATAAGTGTCATTTTTTTATATGGATTATATAGATAAGTATTAAAAATAATGATTATTAATTCTTTAAGAGTTTTAGCATTAATATTACTAGTTATTATATTAATTATTAAAGAAATACCTTTTAAAAAACTTTTTAAAGACGCGATGATACAATTTTATTTAGCATTAACATGTATATTATTCTTATTACTAGTTGATAATATATTTGGCTTTATATTATCAATATGTCTATTATCACTATATTTTAGAATATATACAAGCGAGATCAATATTATAAATAATACTAATAATGATACTAGAAATGGTACTAATAATGATACTAGAAATAATACTAATAATGATACTAGAAATGGTACTAATAATGATACTAATAGATATGAAGATAATACAAAAAATGACAAATGTGTAATGAATATGGACCGTGTCAATATTGATAAAAAATTACCACTAGACATAAATAATAGCGCTTATGGCACTGACGTAAGTTGCTTAGTTCCATATATAACAGAAGAAAACCTATTAGCTGCGCAATCCAATATATTCAATCCAGAAGGATATAACAAAGAATTTTATGGTGTTGATAAAGGTATATACAAAGAAGATGTATACGGTTCACAGGGATTAGATAATAAAAATATACATATTCGCGGTTATGATATTAAGAATACATACTTAGGCAATATGCAATATGATATATTGTAAATAAAAAATATAAGTTATAATTAAGAGATTATTAAATTATGATTGAATTATTTGTAACAAATAACGAAAATGACCAAATTGTAGAAAAAATATTTACTCTTCTAGGGTATTCAGTGCTAACATTATTTATATGCGGAACATTATTATGGGCATACTATATAAATGAAAAAAATAAACATTTTTTTGTATCTATGTTCTCGCTATTTATGTTATTTTATGCTTTAATTATTATAGCTATTGTAGTTATTAATAAAAATAATTATGATACTTTAACTTATACTATATTATTTGGTATAACAATTTTTGCTATATTTTTAACATCTTTTATAAGCATATTTTTCTTTTTAAAATGTTTTAACTTCTTTTCATCTCAAAATATAAAAACAAATAATTATGCGGATCCGTATAATATGAATAACATTACTTCTTAATTATATTTATATATAATCAAAAAAAGACAATATATAAATAATTGAAAATAATGACAGAGATTTAATATATATATCAAAATTATTTAAATTATCTTGTAAATAATCAGGCATTTTCTCATACACTGTATTAACAATACCTGAATGATATATTATTAATGATATTATAACTAATATTAAACTTTTTTTTGCGACATCTGTATCTATATACGCTGTAATATTATCATATTTGGTTGTATTCCTATAATTATAATTTATATGTTGATGTGTCTGCTGTGGTTGAGTAGGTTGTTGATACATAGGTAGTGGTGGCATTTGTGAAACAGGAGATTGTTGTGATTTTGAATGCTTAGACATCATTAATTCTTCTTGAAATTCATTTAAAACATCTTGGACAATCGGATCATTAATATCGCTCGTATCTGATATATTTGGTTGCTGTGTTTTTAGAGGTAATGTATTTATAGGTGTTGACATTATAATAATTCTATCTATTGATAGATTATATTTTCAATATAAATTATATTACGCAAATATGTGTAGTTTGTAAATAAAATAGATAATATAATTAGTAAGCAATATGAAAAAAAAAATTACAACTGATCTTTCACCTCCGCCTAAAATGAAAAGAAAGGGAAAAAGAAAATTTACAAGAATAGAATTATTACAACTTGAAAAAAATAAAAAGGGGAAAAAAAAAATATTGCCTCTACTAAATATTGAAAAGAAAAGAGGATTTACAATTGCTGAACTTTCACCGGAGCCAATAATGCGAAAGAAGATTAAACGTACTTCCCCTCCTAAACAACCCAACGTAACAAAAACTAGATTTATAATAGAAGATATTCCTTCACCTCCTAAACATCCCAGTAATTCACCTCCTAAACATACAAAACTAACAAATATTAGATTTATAATAGAAGATATTCCTTCACCTCCTAAACAACCCAGCAATTCACCTCCTAAACAGCCCAGCAATTCACCTCCTAAACAGCCCAGCAATTCACCTCCTAAACAACCCAGCAATTCACCTCCTAAACAACCCAGCAATTCACCTCCTAAACGTATATCAGGGTCGCCCCCTTTGACAATAGTACCAAATCCATATTGCTCGTGTAGCGGAAACTGTCACTGGTGCCAACTTCATCGCCTCCTAGAAAATAGTGCCCAGCAGAAGGGCAATGGTAAAAGAAACATTATATACAAAATACGCAAACGCAAATAATATCTTTCTTCAAGGATATAAAATAAATATGAAACACATAAGTTATATTAAGTAGATGAAAATACTTTTTCTAAAAACCCAGGAATACTAATTATATTATCTGGTGTTTTATTTATATCATATGGCTCTAATGGTTTGTCTTTATCATTACATTTAACAGGATAGGATTTATATTTATAACATGTATCTTCAAGATTAAAGATATTTTCTTCTATATCTTTAATTTCTGGTGCCGAATATATAACGCAATTGTCTTTACATATACGTCTAAATAACAGTGCTAGTGCAAGGCCAAATAGCGCGCTTACAATTATTTGACCGGTATTATCATAAAACAGTCTGTCTATTGTTACTCTTAAACCTGTTATTTCTTTAGCAGGTCCTTTTTTAATCATTAGTATATATATTATCTATCTATTCTAATCTATAAAAATTTTAAAAAAATAAGTATATATTATATTATAGGCTGAGTTAATGAGGTTTCTTTACATTTAACCTCTTCCGCACTATATTTATAACATTGTCTGTTGTGATCCATATATACTATTTTATTCGCATTATAAGGCGTGGGATATTTAATAATACTTCTTATTGGCGGTGAAGAAATATATACATATATAATACCTAATAAAAATGCAAAAGCAAAACTAAACCAATTTATTCTAAATATTTTTTCATCTTTAATATTTTTAACCATTAATATCTCCTATTTAATTACCTATTTTATATTTTTATTTAGGTTTAGCTTTATAATTAATATCCTTGATACATCTATTTGTTTTTGGATTTAATATTTTACCTTCTGGACATTCTTTTTCTTTCGCATCATCTTTAACAACTACCTTCTTCTTATCTACTTTCACTTTATCTACTTTCACTTTATCTACTTTCACTTTATCTACTTTCACTTTATCTACTTTCACTTTGTTAGCAGGGTCTTTTACGCATTTTTTAGTTTTAGGGTTTAAAATTTTACCAGGTGGGCATACATTGGTGTTTACATTGCTGCTAATAGGAGGAATAACTACACGTTCATTTAAGTTTATGTATTCATATGTATATATGTCAGGGATGTTTTTGTAATCAGTATTTTTATATTTTAAATATTCATATAATGAATCTAATGTTTTAGTTTCCTTAAATATATTATGTAATTCATTTTTTTTGTCTAAATAAGCTGTATAATTATAATTATTTAATTCTCTTGCGCTCTTATAATTTTCTTCATATTTTAATTTTTTTTGCGTTATTATATTATTTTCATCAACTTTATATTTAAAAAAATCATCAATTTGCTTTTTTATTACATCTAATTTTAGCATATTAGTGTTATTGAAAACGTCTTTGTTTTTGCTATAAATATTTTTGTCATATATATTAATATTTAGAATGTTTTTTTCAATATCTTTTAATATATCCATTTACTAATATTAAGGATATAAATAAAACATTAACGTAATAAAATGTCTTCAAACATACCTTTATAAAATGTTTGAAGACTTTCTTCAGGCTTCAATTGCTCTTCGTAAATACTTCTAGGTATATATTTAACAATAACTTTATCTTTTTTACATACAGATTTATTATTATAATATCCTTGGATAATCAATATAGACCCTATAAATAATAAAAATATTGCTATTGCTTTCATTACTTAATATTAAGAAATAAGAAAAAATATTAGTTTTTTAATGTTATTGAGATTATTGAATATCTAGTTTTTGCGAACTCCAAGCATCAATTTGTTCAATACTACTTTTAATTTCCGAAAGTTCAATAGAATCAGGAGGTGTTGATTGTGTTACTGAAGGTCCAGTAGAAGGTTCAGCAGAAGGCTCTATACAAGGACAAGGCTCTATATGAAACTCTGTAGAAGGTTCAGTAGAAGGTTCAGTAGAAGGTTCAGTAGAAGGTTCAGTAGAAGGTTCAGTAGAAGGTTCAGTAGAAGGTTCAGTAGAAGGTTCTACAGGATCAACATTTACATTATTAGAGTTGAAAAGTGATGATTTTCTATTTTCAAAAACAACATCCTTGTCGTCCATGTTCTTTTTATATTCTTTCATTAGAGTATTAAGCTGTGTTTCAGCGTATTCTTGATTTTCTAGACATTCGGGGTTGGGAGACCAAGGACACCAACATCCTACTTGTGCGATATAAATATTAAATTTGTTATCAATACGCTTGATAAATTCACTACGATTTTTAGCTTCTTCAAGAGAATCAAAAACACCTCTTACTTTAATACCTCGGATAGATGTAATAAAGTTATTATCGCGATGATATGATGATTCAAGGTCTTGGTTATTAGTAGATTTAAAAAATCCATATTGTTCACTCATATCTTTAGGATTAAAAATGAATGAATTATTTTCTTTGACAGAATCAACAAAATCTTTTGAATCACTATGTTTAGCTAAAATACCATCCAATAGTGTGGTCATATCATTACTAAACTTAGTAATAAATTTATTAAACATATATGCCTCTTTATTAACTAAAACATCTTCGGGGCTTAAAAACGATAGGAGAACATAATTCTGTCCTCTAATTGGTTTATCCTCATCAAGATAATCAACCTCTTTTACGCTAGTAACGTTAGTTGCGCTAATTGCGCTAGTTGCGCTAGTTGCGCCAATGCTTTCTGTTACTAACATTACAATATCTTTTCTAATAATATATTATATTATAAATCTTATATATTTTTATTAAATATTTATAGCTTGAATAGGTACTCTGACCCTATTACTGTTAAAAAATATTTGCCAAAACAGCTTACGACTTTGTAACTGACAAGTAATAGGATTAGATATTAATTTTTTGTTATTTGTTATTATAGCACTTGGAATAATATATCCATAACTATCTTCTGAGTGGGTCATTTGTATATATATGATATTATTTTATATCTTTAAATAAATTTAAATAATTATTTAATAATAACCTAGAAAAATATTTTATATTATTATAATAGTATAATAAATAATAATATAAATGGAATATTCCGTTGATTTTTGGGATGTTATTATAAGACTTCTTAAATACGCATTTGAAGGTCTTATAGTTGCGTTTGTTGCTCTTATATTACCTAATAATAAATTAGATTGGAGTGAAATAGGGATGCTCGCATTAACAGCCGCATGCACATTCTCTGTTCTTGATTTATTATCTCCTACTGTTTCATCTGGTGCTAGACAAGGCGTGGGGTTAGGTGCTGGTTTTAGAATGGTCGGCTTTCCTAATGGATTTTAATATAATATAATATAATATAATATAATATAATTATAATGAAGGTATTATTTCATAATTAAGTTCTAAGCATATTTTTTTCCATATCTGGTCTTGAACGTATAGTTTCTCTCTACTTTTTAAAAGGGGGAAATATTTTAGGTATTCGTGTAAACCTAATATTTGAAAAAATTTATATAACACATAACTATATGACAAAAAGTTTTTTCTATCTTTTGGGCAATGTTTTAAAAATGGCGCTTGAATATTCCTAAACATATTACATAATTTATCTTCAAGCTCTTGACTAAATTGAGGGGTAGGTATTCCATTTATTCTATTAATTATATAATTAATATGTTCATAATATTTATTTATTCGTAGACGTTTGAGTATATCGCGCATTTTATTATAGGTAATTGTTTTAGTATCGGCAATCTTTTCTTTCTTTATTTCGGTTAAAATCTTTTCAAATATTTCATCAGGAATGTCTGTACTTTCTTTGCCTTGAACTTGGTTACACCATTCTCTAAAATGATTAATGCGCTTATAACTAAAATGGGATGTATCCTTTGTGTTCTGTTTTAATATAGGTCTATTTTGCTCTACAAGAAGTAATTCTTGATAACCGCAAATATCACAAATAATTATAGCGTCATGCTGTAAGCATGTCATTTGATTTTTACAATTTTTACATATCTCTATATCTTCTTCCTCAACATTTCTAACATACTTTTTATTTATTATAGACATGTATTTATCAACAAGAGAACTTTTATCTATCACATTATCTTTTCCATTATTTGAATATTCATAAGTAGATGTATCATTTATATTACTTAGATTATTATTAACATTGCTATAATTTTGCTTATTATCGCTAATTAAATTATTATCTATATTTAAATTATTTAGTGCATCTAATACATTTATTGTTGTTGCCGAAACAGAAGAGCGCTTTTTCTTAGAATCATTTTTATATATTTTGGGTTGTCTGCTCAACAATTCACTTGAAGATATACATATACCATTAGATATAGAAGGATGTGTATTACTTATATTTGACTGTTTTTCTACCGTATCATAATATTGAAACAATATATAACTAGTATTTTTATAATACTCAACCTCGCTATATGTTTCCAGCTCTTTAATATTATTCTTAAGTTCAATAATTTTTTCTCTTATGCTAATATTACTACTCCATAAATTATTTATATACTCCTTATCTCGTATATTCTTATAAGTTTCAATATTTTCCATTATAAGGTTTGACTGAAATTCAAAATCACACAATAATATTTTGTAGATTTCCTTGTCCTTATTTGAAAGTTCAAATTTTTTTATAATATTATTATGCATCGCGTCCAATGTAAAAACCTCATTATTGTCAGATATATATTTTTTTTTTGATGATTTTTCTTTGAACATCTTTATAATAGAATTATTAATATTAATTTTTATATAATAAATATTATACATACATTTAATTCATATTTTTTTCTCCTCTAATAGTATAAAGAATATAGCGTAAATGGGTGGTGGTCTTCTTCAATTAGTAGCTTACGGAGCACAGGATGTTTATTTAACTGGTAATCCTCAAATTACCTTCTTCAAGGTTGTATATCGTCGTCATACTAATTTTGCTGTTGAAGCTATTCAACAAACATTTAATGGAACACCCGGATACGGACAAAGTGTCACTTGTCAAATATCGCGCAACGGTGATTTAATTAATCGTGTTTATCTTCAAGTAAAATTACCTAAACTTACAAATTTTGCTGATGCAAGATATGTAAATTATATAGGTCTGCGTATTATTAAATCAGTTACTATTGAAATTGGTGGGCAACAAATAGATAAACATTATTCCGATTGGTTATATATTTGGAATGAACTTTCTTTACCTCGAGGCAAGCGCTATGGCTATGATACTATGGTTGGTGCTGATAAAGATATAACATCAATAATGGGCGCTAATCTTAATATTCCATTAGAATTTTGGTTTTGCCGCAACGTTGGTCTAGCACTTCCTTTAATAGCTCTTCAATATCATGAAGTAAAAATAAATATTCAATTTGAAGAAAAAGCAAATTGTGTAATAAAAACAGTTGCTGGTAGTGGAAGTGAGACAGCTACTACTGAACTAGCTTATGCTACTGATATCAAAGAGTCTTATTTATGGGTTGATTATATTTTCCTTGATACTGATGAACGTCGTCGCTTCGCTCAATTATCTCATGAATATTTAATTGAGCAACTTCAATTTACCGGCCAAGAAAGTCTTACTGTTGGCACTAATCGCATTAAACTTAACTTTAATCATCCTTGTAAAGAATTAATTTGGGTTGCAAAACCAGGCAATTATAATAAAAAAGCTTGTTGGTATAACTACACTGATTTGGATGCTGCTGATGCTGTTCCCACAAATTTTAATACAACAGTAATGCCTACAAATTCGACATTCTTCGCAACTTCAAATTATATTACAGGTGTTAATTTTACAAATTATACAGGAGTTCCTGATACGTCTGGAACACCATTTGCGGATGCTATATTACAATTAAATGGCAATGATCGCTTTAGCGTTCGCGAAGCAACATATTTTACATATGTTCAACCTTATCAACATCATACATGCATACCTTCAAATCCTGGTATACATGTTTATTCATTTGCCCTTAAACCAGAAGAACATCAACCAAGTGGAACTTTAAATATGTCTCGTATTGATACCGCAACACTTATGCTTAATACTAAAAAACAAGATTTACTTTTAAACGCAACAGGTACACAAGATTCTACTGGTTATACCAAATTTGATGGAGTTAATATATATGCTGTTAATTATAATGTTCTGCGCATATTATCAGGAATGGGTGGTTTAGCTTATTCTAATTAATATATTAAACAATATCATTTATATTATATTGTTTAATATATATAAATATGTGTATTAAATCCTTTTTTTTTTCTCCTCTAATAGTATAAAGAATATAGCGTAAATGGGTGGTGGTCTTCTTCAATTAGTAGCTTACGGAGCACAGGATGTTTATTTAACCGGTAATCCTCAAATTACCTTTTTCAAGGTTGTATATCGTCGCCATACTAACTTTGCGATTGAAGCTATTGCTCAAACTTTTAATGGAAGCCCTGGATATGGTAATCGCGTAACTTGCCAAATATCTCGTAATGGTGATTTAGTACATCGCATGTATTTATCTCTTTTAATGCCAGATGATGGTTCAATATATTGCGCTGGTTATGGATTACGTGTAATTAATAATATTGAAATTGAAATTGGAGGACAAAAAATAGATAAGCATTATTCTCATTGGCTATATATTTGGAATGAACTTTCTTTACCTAAATCTAAACGATCCGGTTACAATAAAATGGTTGGTATGTCTGGTGGTGGTGGTACTACAATCTTAGGTAATGGCGGTGGTGATAAATATATGCGTGGTAGAACACTTTATATTCCATTAGAATTTTGGTTTTGCCGAAATGTTGGTCTTGCTCTTCCTTTAATAGCGCTTCAATACCACGAAGTTAAAATAAATATTCAATTTGAAACTGGTGCAAATTGTACAGGTAATAGTACTGACCTAAGTACTTTTCCTACAGCAACTTTATGGGTTGACTATATATTCCTTGATACTGATGAGCGCAGACGATTTGCCCAACTATCACATGAATATTTAATAGAACAATTACAATTTACCGGTTCAGAATCTTTATCTACTGGGGGTATTAAAGCAAAATTAACATTTAATCATCCATGCAAAGAAATTGTTTGGTTCATTAAAAAACCACTGGCAACAAAAGAAGTTATTAATAATAACTGGTTTAATTATACATCAGCAACATCAGCTTTAATTACTGTACCTTATAATTATGTAACTCAATCTCTTCGCGAAGGCAGTTTTACAGCAGCAGGAGTTGTTCCAAGCGGAACAGTATCATCACTTAATAATACTAAAACCGCAAAACTTACGCTTAATGGCAATGATCGTTTCTCAGAACGCCCTGGTTCATATTTTAATCTTATACAACCTTTCCAGCATCATGAAAATATTCCAACAAATGCGGGCATTAATGTTTATTCATTTGCGCTTAAACCGGAAGAACATCAACCTAGTGGAACTTTAAATATGTCACGTATTGATACAGCTACGCTCGCAATTGATACTGATATTACATCCACTGACAACGCATTTTTAAATGTATATGCTGTCAATTATAATGTTCTACGTATATTATCAGGCATGGGTGGCTTAGCTTATTCTAATTAATTTGTTTGTGTCCAATTATTCAAGCAAATTTAATTATTAATATTATTAATTATAATATGTGTATTAATCCTTTTTTTTTTCTCCTCTAATAGTATAAAGAATATAGCGTAAATGGGTGGTGGTCTTCTTCAATTAGTAGCTTATGGAGCACAGGATGTT